AGCGTAAAATACCAGATTATTTGTTCCAAACTAACTTCCAACAAAAGCCTGTTGACCCTGAAAGTATGATGTTTTCTTGGGGTAGATTACAAACATATGAAAAATTGCCTAAAATTACTTATGAAGGCACTTATGCTGTAATAGATGCTAATAGAAGAAGTGGTCGAGATTTCTTTTCAATGCCTATTTTTCAACGAGATGATGATGAAAATGGCCTAGATTATTACTATTTAAAGGATTGTATCTATACACAAACGGCTACTAAAGACCTTTATAACGACATTTGTAAGAAAATTATTGAACATCATATTACTACATTGATTATAGAAAGTAATGTTTCAAGTGAATTATCACAAAATTTGACTGAAATGTTAAAAAATAACGGTGTTACATTCTGTGATATTAGAGAAAAATACAATACAGCAGTTAAGGAAACAAGAATTATCGACCAATCTTATAATATTTTGAAAAGATTGTTCTTTCCAACACAAAATAACGTGTCAATTCAAACTGATTTGGGTATGTTTATGAACGAATTAACAACTTATAATACAAATGGGAGAAATGAACACGATGATGCAACCGATAGTTGTGCCTTCTTTACAAGAGAAATAGTTGAAAGATATAGTATGAATGCTAAAGTTAGTGTTTTTAAACGACCATTTTAATAAAAAAAGTCAATTTTACTATTGACTTTTTATTTGACTTTTGATTTTTGTTATGATACATATATGTTGAATAAAGACACTATGGTGGTGATTGAATGAAAACTTATGGTAGAACAACCATACTTGCAAATATTACTGAAAAAGAATTACTTAAAAAGAGCGATACAGACCTAGATGAAACTATTATTGACATATTATTAAATTCAAAAGGCATACACGAAGAAAACAGAAGGGATACTTTATATTTAAAAGGTTATTACTATGGTGACCAAGATATTAAGGAAAAAGAAAAATATACTAGAGATGAGATAAATAATAAAATCGTAGAAAACTGGGCTTATGCTTTCGTAGATTTTAAAAAGGCATTATCTTTAGGTAAACCTATTAGATATGTTCAAATAGATGATAAAGATAGCCAAGAAGTATCAGTTCTTAATAATTATTGCAAATATGAAGGTAAAACTACTAAAGACCAAGAAATCTATGAAGATGAGTTGGTATGTGGTAGAGGTTTTAGATATTGTAACAAAGATAGTTCATTTGTAAACGAAGATGACCAATCTCCTTTTGAACTTATTAATTGTCCTGTAGAAGATACAGAAGTTGTATATTCTAGTAAACTAGGTAATGAACAACTATTTGCTTATATCGTTACTGATATGGAACAATTAATTCCTGCTCAAAATGATAAAGGTGAAACAATATACGATGAAAACGGCAAAGTAACATATGTAACATCTCCTTATCAAGAATATACTGTATATTTGAGAAACAAATCTATTGTATATAATGATAAGTCGGGAGAACTAAAAAGAGTTGGAGAACCAACAACTTTATTAGTAGGTGAACATATTATTCAAGAGTATTACTTAAATCGTAAAAGAATTTCATTAATTGAAATTGGAAAAGATTTGTTTGATAATATAAATGAGGTAGAGAGTTTAGATAAAGATGACCTAGAACAATTTGTTAATTCAATTTTAGTATTTGTTAATGCTAAAGTTAGTCAAGAAGAACTAGAAGAAATTAAAGAATTAGGTGCTTTATCAATTGCTTCTACTGAAGGTCAAAAGGCAAGTGTTGAATTACTAGAACAAAGACTTAATAGTAATGATACACAAACAATGTATAACAGATTACTTGATGCTTTACATATGATATTAGGTATTCCTAAAGCCAATGAAAATGGTGAATTAACAAGTGGTGATACTGGTAAAGCAAAAGCAACTGGTCAAGGTTATACAAGTTCAACAATTAGAGTACAAAATGATGAGAATATGATTAAAGATTGTGATAAGAAGACTTTAAAAGTAATTTTAAAGATTTGTAAGAGCGTATCTAATAGTCAAATAACATCATTACAAGTTAGTCAAATAGATAATAACTTACAAATTGACCAAAGAGATAATTTACTTGTTAAGACACAAGGATTAATGAATTTATATGCTTGTGATATTCCTAGAGAAACTGCTAATAGCATAGTTAACTTATTTAACGACCCTCACCAATTAACAATGGAACAAGAAAGATTGTTTGGAAAACAAGTTAGTGTATTAGGAAAAAAAGCAGGTAACGAAAACGTATCGAACAAAAACGAAAATAACTATCAAAACAACAAAATTACACAGGCAGAGCAGATAGACAGCCAAGAACAATAATAATATGGGGACAGTAGATTGCAACTATTTACCTGAAACCTTGTTGAGTAAGGTATTACCCATAAACATTTATCTAACAAGGAGATGATATTATGGATAACTACAAAGTTTATATCCATACAAATAAAATAAATGGTAAGGTTTACATAGGTGTTACTAAACAAGATGTAAAGAAAAGATGGGGAAAAGGCCAACCATATAAAAGAAGCATTGTATTTTATAATGCAATACAAAAATATGGTTGGGATAACTTTGAACACAAAGTGTTATTTACTAATTTAACTAGACAAGAAGCAAGTAATAAAGAAAAAGAACTGATTAGTTTTTATAAATCAAATGATAATAATTATGGTTATAATATCGAAGGTGGTGGATATACTAACAAGGAAATTAGTATTGAAACTAGGAAAAAACAATCAGTAAATAATGGAAAGTATTGGTTAGGGAAAAAATTACCACAATCAATTAAAGATAAAATCAGTAACGCCAAAAAGAATACAAAATATGGTAATGCAATATATAAATCAAAAAAAGTTAGCCAATATGACCTAGATGGTAAGTATATTGCTACTTATGATACAATTACATTAGCAAGTAAAGAAACATCAATACCATATCAAAATATATCAATGTGTTGTAGAAACATAATTCATAAAACACATAATTATATATTTAAATATATTCAAGAACAATAACTTGAATATCTCATATCGAGTTTTTAGGTATTAACGGAACTGCAAATGTTTCGAACTCGACCTAATTAATTCTCTAGGTTGGTAGAACCGTAAAACTACTGTATGGAAAGAGAGTGAAAGATAATGAAAAGAGAAGACTTATTAGCAAAAGGTTATACAGAAGAACAAGTAACTGACCTTTTAAATTCATTTCATAGTGCAAATAATGAAGTGAAGAAAGAAAATGAAAATTTAAGAAAGGAACTTGAAAGCAAGAGTGCTTTTGAACAAAAAGCAAAAGATTTACAACAACAAATCGATGCAATCAATGAACAAAATCTTACTGAACAAGAAAAAATTGCTAAAGAAAGAGCAGAAGCCGATAAATACTTATCAGAGGCTAAAAAAATCAATAATACTGCTAAAGCAAAAGAAATCCTTGCAGGTTTAGATATTGATGATACATTAATTGCAACTTTAGTTAGTGATGATGAAAACGCAACTATTAATAATGCTTCTTTACTTAAAGCAAAGATAGAAAATATTAAAGAAGTTGCTATTACTACAACTAGAGAACAACTTGCTAATTTAGATGTAAAACCAAATCCAACTAATATTTCTCAAAAAGATGCAGGAATGACTTTGGAAAAACTTAATTCTATGACTTTGACAGACCAATTAATGTTTAAAAGAGAAAATCCTGATGTCTATGCCGAATTAACAAAATAAAATATAGGAAAGGAAAGATAAAATATGGCAAAAAAGATTAATGGTAATTCTTCTTATGCGTTAGAGTTTTACTATGATGAAGAAATTTTTGATAGGGTTTATACTACTGAACCAGACCCTACTACTTTAGTACTATTAGAAAGTGGTGCTTTAGTAAACGACAGTGAAATTGCTAGACAAATTGCAGGTGGTGGAAATTACTTTACTAAACCATTCTACAAAACTTTAGCAGGTGATGAAGTTAACTATGATGGAACAACTGATATTACTACTGATGCAAACGACAGTGGAACTTACAGTGGAGTTGTATATGGTAGAGCAAAAGGTTGGAAAGCAGTTGATTTCGTTTCTGATTTCTCAAGTGCTGACCCAATGAGAGCAATCTTAAATCAAATCCAAAAATGGAAAGGTAAAAAGTTACAAGCAAGATTAATCGGTATCTTAAATGCTGTTTTAGGAATTACTGGTTCTGGTGCTACTGCTTCTTGGGAAGACCATAAGAAAGATATTTGTTCTGAAACTACTACTATAACTGATGATAACAAAATCTCATTAACTACTTTAAGAAAGTTAACTAGAGAAGCAAATGGTGACCAAGCAAATGGTTACGCATTAGCAATTATGCACTCTGAAGTTGCTAGTAGATTAGAAGAATTACAAATCTTAAATTTCTACAAATACAATAAAGATGGTATTGAATACGATGTTAATGTTGCAAAGAGTGGAAACTTAATGATTTTAGTTACTGATGAAGTACCTGCAGTTGTTAATACTGACACTAATGCTACTGAATATACAACTTACATTTTAGGACAAGGTGCTATAGGACAAGCATATGCTCCAGTTGAAAGACCAACAGAGATTTCTCGTGACCCTGCTAAACAAGGTGGTATGACTTACTTATGGACTAGATATAGACATTGCTTCCACCCATATGGTTTCTCATTCGGAATGTCTGAATTACCTACATCACCAACTGATGTACAATTAACTACATCTGCTAACTGGTCAATTGTATTCGACCCTAAAACTATCTATATTGCAAGTTTAAAATCTAATGGATAGGAAGTGGTTATATGTATGTAATCACAGATGGATACGCTTATTTAGTTAGCGATGATACAGGTTATAAAATTGGTTTTGATGTAGATGGTAATATGACAGTTGATACTACTTCAACTATCTCAATTACTACACAAGAATTATATACATACGAAGAAATGTTTAAGAAAATGAACTTCGATAAGGCTATTAAAGATGCTAGAATTACTTATATTTCAACTAATGCTAGTGCTGATGATATAGCATATCTTGTTGATAGAGTTTATACTGCTTTCGATGGAGATGAAGATTTATCTAAAAAGATGGAAGGAATTGTAGTTGATACAGTTACTAAAATTGAAAACTTTTTAGATGATTGTGTAATCTCATTCGATAAAAACGGTGGTACAGGAACTATGGCAGATGTAAGAAAAGAAGTAGGAGATAAATATAAACTACCTACTTGCAAATTCACTGCTCCAAGTAACAAGAGATTTAAAGAATGGAAAATCGGAGATGTTTCTTACGATGTTGGAGATGAAATTACATTATCTACAAGTATTACTGTAAAAGCAATATGGGAAAATATACCACAATACACATTAACATTTGATAGTAATGGTGGAACTGGTACTATGGATAGTGTAACAAAGTATGAAGGTGAAACATATGAGTTACCTGTTTGTACTTTCACTGCTCCAGAAGGTAAAGAATTTAGTAAGTGGCTAATTGGTGAAGATGAGTATGATGAAGGTGATGAAATCACTGTAACTGCTAATGCTACAGTTAAGGCTACTTATGTAGATGAAACTCCTTCACAAGATTAAAATAATAGAGAAAGGTGATTAACTATGTACATAATATTCGATGGCAGACCTTATGCAGTTCAAAATGGTGAGGTTCACGAAGTTAAATTTGGTGATAATGGTACAATTTCAATTGGTGATATTGTTAAAGATATTAAACTTGAAGACCAAAAATTATATTCATATGATGAAATAGTTAGAAAGTTTAATTTAAGATATCTATGGCAATTGAAAAATGACCCTACACATAAAAAAATAATGGAACTTCAATCTAAAATAGATGAATTAGAAGAAGAAAACAAGAAACTTAAAGAGTTACTTGGAAATTCTAAAAAGCCTAAAAAAGAAGAACCTAAACCTGAAGAAAATAAGGAAGAACAAATAAATGAACAAAAAGAAGAAAAATAGTATAAGAGGAAGGGATTAATATGACAAATGAAGAATTAGCAATTCAATTACCTGCATTAAAAAAGAGAATACCTTATGATGAGGCATATTTCACAGATAATACAGAGTACGAAGATGTACTAAAAGATTTACTTGAAACAAGTAAAACAATCTTATTTGATAAGTTATTCCCTTTCGATGATACTGTAGAGTATATAATACCTAGAAGAAGATATGAATGGCAATTAAGATGTTGCGTTGAATTATTTAACCTTGCTGATAAGGCAGGATTAACAAGTTATTCTGAAAATGATATATCTTGGACTAAAGTTAGTGATGGTTTATCAAGACATCTTATGAACCAACTAATATCTAATGTTGGCGTACCAAAAAGGAAATCATTAGAAGAAGATGAAGAAGATACTGATGAAGAACCAACAAATGATGAGAATGGAGAGTGATTTATATGTATAATGTAAATCCACAACCTGTTCATAAAATCAAAACTAAAATATATATTGAAAAAAAAGTTCAGTCAATTATTGATGATGATGAAAATGAAATCACACAATATAACGAACCTGTAAAGTATTATTTTAATATACAACCTGTTAAAGATACTTTAGAACGAAGAACTTATGGTAATGTTGATATGGAAACATTAGTAGCAGTAATTCCTCAAAAGTACAAGTATAAAGATTTGTTTTATGAAGGCGACAACGCTTATATAGGTATTGAGCCAGAAGATAATGAACCTAATTATCACATTAGTGGTATAAGAATACAAAACACAGGTGTTAGAATATATTTTGTCAAAGATAATGACTAGGAAGGAAGGACTTTTTTATGGCAATAATAATGAAAACTATAAATGAAGATGGTGTTGAAATCAAAAAAGAAATTGAAGATACACTATATTCACAATATGTTAAAATGGGTTGGGAAGAAGTAAAAGAAGAAAAGAAATCTATTTCTCTTTCAAAAAATACTAAAGAACAACCAAAAGAAGAAAAAATAGATGAATAAGATTTATAATTTTGAATTATCAAAAAAGGACATTAATAGATTACAAAAATTCTATGAGAGTATTCCAAAAATACTTGAAAGTGAAAAGTTTAAAGAATACATAGCAGAAAAAGCCGAAGAAGGTTTAAAGTTTATACAAAAGACATCTCTAACAACTATCAATTCTGATGAAGATATAGATATGAGCAATTATATGAATAGCAATCACACTAAAATAGAAGGTGATACAATTTACTTATATAATGATGCTGTAATCGATATAAATAGTAAGAATATGAGCCAAACAACCAAAGATAGATATCCTGCACAATTAAGCCTAGCAAAAATTGTGGAATATGGTATTGGTTATACCGGTGCTAATTTTACTGATGCACAAGGTGAAGTTGAAGATTGGGAATATGATAAAAACAATCACGGTTATAAAGGCTGGTATTATAAAGATGACAATGATGTTTTACATTGGACTAATGGTTTTGCTGGAAGAATGATATTCTTTAAATTAAAGGAATATATTAAAGTCAATATTGAGAAATGGATTATAGATTATTTAAATAAAGAATTATAGATTGTGAAGTGATATTATGATAAGACCAGATATAGAAACTCAATTATTGAGAAAATATAAGGAATTTATTGCTCAAAAGTCAATTTTTGGTGATAAAACTAAAATCTTACCTAGCACACCACAATCTTTTTCTATATTCCCAACTATTGTATTTTCTGAAACATCTAATACTGACTACGTTTTTGGTAAATCATTAGATAGAAGTGAGTATATAGATAATATCTTATATCAAGTAGATATATACACAAAAGATGTTACACTAACTGAAACAATTGAAGGCGAAACAACTAAAAAAGTATATGCAGGTAGAACAGTAATCAACGAGTTGAAAGACTTGACATTTAAGTTCTTTAATGATATAGGTTTTATAAGGGAGAATGCAACGAGAGGTGAATACATCGATGTTACTGTATATCGTTATACAATGGTATTCAGTGCAAAAATAAACGGGTGGAATGGAATGATATCTCATTAGTATAAAAGGAAAGGAAACAAATTATGGAAAGAATTTATACAGATAATGGTTTTATCAGTAAAGGTATGACATTAAATACTTTAGGTACAGATGGCAAATTCTCACTATTAATACCTGTAGCAGAAATGCCTGAAACTGCATCTGCTCCAGCAACTGCTGATAAAACAGTATTAAGTGATGGCAAACACACTTTTGCTGAAGGTTTACAATCAAACGACCAAAAGACTTATACATTCAATTATCATAGAGATAATTTAAATATATTAAAGGCTGTTGCTGGTAAACCATTAACATTTTTAGAGAGAAATCCAGATAATACTGGTGAAAAATTTAAAGGTACATTATCATTTAGTAGAAATAGTGTTTCTGCTGATGGAATTGTACAAGGTTCATTATATATCACAGTTAGTGATGCTGATGAACTACCAATTAGTGATGTAAGAGATGTAATGAAACCAACTGCAGTAATTACTTCACCACTTCAAGATATTGAATTAACAGGAACACAATCAACTGTTGTTGTTATTGAAACATCTCCAAGTGCTACTGTAAGTGCAACTTCTAGTTCAACTTCTATTGCAACTGCTACATATAACAATGGTAATTTAACAATTGCTGGTGTTGCAAAAGGAAACGCTATGATTACATTAGTTACATCTGCAACTGGTGAAGCAAGTTCAACAAGAACAATTGCTGTAACAGTAAATTAATATAGAATAAAAAGCAAGAAAAGAAAGGAATAATTTATGAAAAATATAAGTACAGAAATTATAGAGATTGATGGTAAAGAATATACTCTATTTTTAAATAGAAAAGGTATAGTTGCCTATGAAAAATATTGTATTGATGAAAACAAAAAGATAGAAGAAATACAAAAGAAATATACTAATTTTGTTGAAAGTCTTGTAGCAGACAAAAGCCCTGAAATAAAAGAAGATACTAACCCATTTGAAAATTTAGATGAAATGGGAGATGAACAATTTGAAAGAGATAAAGCAATATTAATAAATAAAATGAAAAAACTTTATTGGATAATGTTGTATGAAAATCATCATTTAAGTTTTGAAGAAGTATCTGATTTAATTGATAAAGCCATAAAAGAATATGGTGAAGTACAATTAAATGCTTTAGGAGAGCAAATGTATGACCAAGTACAAACTAATCAATATGAGGATACAAGTAAGTTAAAAAACTTGAAGGCACTAAAACCAAAGAAGTAGAAGAAGACCAAAAAGAATATAATTCTTATACAGAATTTTATCTACAAGAATTATTCCCTAGTGCTATTATGTTCGGTATGTCTAGTACAGAATTTTGGGAAGAAGACCCCCAATTGTATTGGGCATATCGAACTTTTTATTTAAAGAAACTTGAAACTGATTATGATGCAAAATTATATGATGCTTGGTTGAAGGGAAATATGAACCATATAGCAGTTTCATTAGGAATAAATAATGCTTTTGGAAAACAAAAAATAGAATATCCACAATATGATGAGATAATGAATGGTAACAAAAAGAAAAAGAAAAAATTAACGAAAGAAGATATTAATAGACTTGTACAAGAAGAATATAACGCTTGGGCAAGATATTAATTAGAAAGGAGTTAATTATATGGCACAAGATACAGTTGGTGCAAAGATTATTCTTGGTGTAACAGAAGCCAAGAAAGGTATTAAGGAACTAAATAAAGAACTTGGCAATACTACAATGACTATTGAAGATGTAGGTAAAGCAATTAAAAAGGCTTTTAGCAGAGATACTGCATTTATAGGAACAATTAAAAGTATTAAATCTATTGCCGAAGGTATGATGAAAGCAAGTGAAGCCGAAGCAGAATATGTTGAAAGTATGAACTTACTTGCTGTTTCTTATAGAGCCGATACAAAAGAAGGTGAAAAATTATATGACCAAACAAATGAATTGTTAGGAAGTATGAAAGAATTACTAGGTTTAGACCCTTCTAAATTAACACAACAAGTTGGCATTTATAAGCAAATGACAAGTGCAATGGGTATGACTAATAAACAATCTGCACTTCTTGCTGATAATTTAATTAAGATGCAACAAGATACTGCTTCATTGTATAACTTACAATCAAGTGAAGTTGCTACTAAATTTGCTTCTGCATTAGCAGGACAAACAAGAGCAGTAAGAAGTTTAGGTGTAGATATATCTCAAACTGCATTACAACAAGAATTATATAATCTAGGAATAGATAAAAGTATAACAGATTTAAATCGTGCTAGTAAAACTGCATTGATATATATTACAATGCAAAGACAATTACAAAATGCTAATGGAGATGCTAGTAGAACAATTAATTCTATGGCAAATCAAATGAAGCAATTTAAAGAACAAGTAGATATAGCAGGAAGACAAATAGGAGCAGTATTTATACCTATATTAAAACAAATACTTCCAATAGCAAATGCTATATTAATGGTATTTAATGATATAATGGAAATTATATTAGGATTGTTTGGTGTAGATGTTCAATCATTAGCCAAAGAATTTGGTCAAAAGACTGTTGATATAGGAGATGGCTTTGGAGATGTTGCAACAGGTGCTGATAAAGCAACAAAAGCAACAAAGAAACTATTAGGATTAAGAGGTTTTGATAAATTAAATAATATTACAACTCCACAAGATAGTGGTAGTAGTAGTAGTTCTGGTGGTGGTGCATCAAGTAGTTTAGGAAAGATTGATGATAAATTATTAAGCCATTTAGATGAATATAATTTACATTTAGATGAAACTATGAATAAAGCCAGAGAGATTGCTAATGCTATTGAAGAATGGTTAATCTATACAGATGGTACACAAAAGAAGTTAAAACCACTAGGAAAACTATTAGTAACTCTAGCAGGTGCTACTGTAATAGGTAAATTGGTAAATGGTGTTTCAACTATTTATAAAGCATTATCTAAAATAACAGGTGGTGGTACAACAGGATTTATTCAAAGTGCTATTAAATCTCTTAAAGCGTTAAATTCTGAAAGTGATATTACATTAACTAAAGCAGAAAAACTTAAAACATTCTTTTTAGGTAGTGCATTAAGTGCTGGTGGAGATGTATTACTTGGTTCACAAATTTCATATTTAAGAGAAACAAATCAAGAAATGACTAAATTATATACATCTTGGGAAAATTACGCTGGTGCTTTAATGTCATTTAGTGGTGGTGCTATAGCAGGTAGTGTATTCGGCCCAATGGGTACTGCTATAGGTGCTATTGTTGGTGGATTAGTAGGTATAGGAGTAGAATTATATGAAGGTTTAAAACCATTGACTACTTATACAGAACAAATGAAAGAGGCAAGAGAAGAAGCCGAAAAATACACTGATACTATAGATAAACAAAGAGAGGCTATTTATAAAAATCGAGATGCTAAACTTTTAAATATACAATTAAGTGAAAATGATGTTAAGAGATTAAAGGCTATAACTGATGGACAAGGTAAAGTTATAAAAGGTTATGAAGATGAAGCCAAAATGATAGTCGAAAATCTTAACGAAGCATATGGAACAAATTTAAAATATGTTGATGGTAAGATTAAAGGATATGATACTGAAATTAAAAAAATAGAAGAAAAAATTAAAGCACAAAGAGCGGAAGCATATTTTGAAGCAATGAAAGAAGATTGGATTAATGCTTTAAAAAGGGAACAAGAAGTTCAAACTAAACTGTCATATGCTATGGAACATTATTTGCCTTTTATAGAAGAATATGAAAGAAGACAAAAAGAACAATTAGAAATTGGCCCAGAGATACATAGATTACAAGAAATGGGTTTAACAAAATCTAAAGAAGAAGTAGTGCGTTTAGGAGAGTTAAATAAAAAGCAAAGAGAAAATAGTAAATATTTAGAAAAACAAAAAGAGGCTTACGAAAATGCTAAAAGAACTGTGAAAGAATATGGCGATGAATATGAAAAAACTACATATACAATCGATAAATATCAAAGAATGCAAGTTGCAATGTATGAAAAAAATTATAAAGAAGTTGAAAGAATTGCAAATGAAACAGGACAGAATACATATGAGGCTATAAGAAATTCACTTGAAAGACAAGTTAGTATATTAGAACCCGGCGATACATTAACTGCAAGTCTTATTGATGGCTTTAAATATTTAGGACAAAAAAGTGAAGAAGAATATAAAAAGGCAATAATGAATATTCCAGCAGATACTGCTTTGGAAATAGAAAGAACTATTGGCTTATTAGATGCTAGTGAACTTGCCGATAAATTTGGTGAACTTGCAGGAGAAAGTGAAGAAAAATTTATAGAAAATTTAAAAAAATTCCCTAAAGATGTTCAACAAAATATAGTTGATGAAATGTATGCAAAGGGTTATAAAATATCCGAAAAATTACAAGAAGGTATTAATTCATTAGGAATTGAAGCAAAAGTTAAGATTAAAAATCCAACACAAAACGATGTTAATTCTTATCTTGGAGCATTAAAAAATTTCTTAAGTAAAGGTGGCCTTCTTGCTAGTGCAATAAAGGATACTATAAAAATACCGGGATTAGCCAGTGGTGGATTTGTTAATGAAGGTGAATTATTTGTAGCAAGAGAAGCAGGGCCAGAGATGGTAGGTACTATGAAAGGTAAAACTGCCGTAGCAAATAATGACCAAATAGTACAAGGTATAACAAATGGTGTAATGATAGGAGTAGCAAGAGCAATGTCAAATACAGGCTCATCTAAAGTAGTAATTGAAGCAACAGGAGATACAGAAGGTTTAATGAACTTCATTACATTTAAACAAAAAGAACAAGATAGACAATATGGATTGTAGGAAAGGAAGATAAATATGGCTAGAAAAGTACAAAATTATAATAAATATGATGGTTATATAAGAGTAGGACATACTGCTACTAAAAATCAAGATGGAACTTATAATTGCACAGATTTAGAGGCTTTTCCTACTCCTGCTACCTTGCATAGAACATTACACGATGTAGATAAAGATGCTTTTACAGATTTACAAGGTTATACGCATAGAAATAGAGTAAGACATTGTGTAGAAGATATAGAAGTTTCATTTCCAATATGTAGTATTGAAGATAGAGCATATATCTTAAATAGAATAAGTCCTGATTGGATATATGTTGAATTACCTGATATGAAGGTATTAGAAGAAGTAAAAGATAATAATAACTATATAAAATATTTGAGAAAGACTGATGATGCAGTGTTTTGGTACGATAGTACAAATAATAGATTGTATAATTCAAGTTATACACAAGTCAGTCCATTTAATTTAAGTGACTATACAAAATATTTAACTAATAAAAAAGTGGTACATAAAATGTATGCAAGTGACCCAGAAAATGACACATTTTTGATATTTAAAGATAGTCAAGATAATTGGGTTAGTGAAGATGTTGATTTGACATTCACTTTAATAGAAGAATAAAATAGAGATAGGTGATAAGATATGGCATATCCAGTTAGTCAAGAGTTCACACAAAAATTATATAGTGGTGAGTGCAATTATAGAGCAACTTTAACCATTGGTGAACAAATAATAGACAATGACCAAATCGCATCTATCTCTATTTCTTCTCCAATAGTAGATAGTAGTAGTCAAACTTTTTATATAGGAACTTTTATTTCTCAAAAGATAACTATTCAATTCAAAAATATGAATGGATTAGATATATATAGTGGCGAACAAGTAGATTTAAGCATTGGTCAATATGTGGGTAATGAATGGGTAGATGTACCTATTGGCTTATATTTAATAGATGATTTAGCAGAAGATTATTATGAAAAATGTGAAATATCTTGTTTAGATTATGCAGTTAAATTTAAACCAAATATAGATTATTCTCCTTGCTTTGTAGATGGAAAAGCAACAATTAAAACAATATTAGAATATATATGTGAACAATTCGATGTTGAATTAGGAGATTATCCTACAATTAATGATGATATTGAAATAGGCACATATGATAGTACGGTAAGTGGAAAACAATGGATTTCATATATAGCCGAAATTAAAGGCTGTAACGCTAAAATGGATAGACAAGGTAGATTGACCTTACAACCATTAAAACAAGCCTCAAATGTATCTATAAACGCTTTAGAGAGTGCAAACTTTGAAATAGGGGAAAAATATAATCCATCTAAAATAGTATTTTTTGATGCTTTGCGTAATTTTACATTTGGTGATGATAGTGGAAACATATTATATATTAGACAAGATAACCCGTTTGTAACTGATGAAAATGTGATACAAAATATATATAATTACGAATTTGTAGAAAAAAATGAAGAAAGTGGTAATTCTATAAAATTATCTAATACTGATTATAATTCAATTATATCTGTAATAAAAATATATGGAAATATAATACAAGACGGAACACCAACACCAAGTACACCAATAGATATAAAGGTAGTAACTGGTGAAAATATCATAAAAGTATCAACATATAATTATGATAATTTGTTAGATTGTATATTAGATAGTACATTTAATATATAATTATAGAAAAGAAAGAAGGAATAATATATGGCAATACAAAAAATAACATATACAGATAAAGAAGCAATAAATATTGATAGTTCAATTCCAACTAAAAACAAATGTCAAGCAGATGATTTAAATGAAATAAAAACTGTAGTAAATAATAATGCAGATGAATTTACTAATACAATAGGAAATATCACAGAAGTTATCGACTTGATAAATGGGGAAAATATTTAGGAGGTGTTTAGATGAGTGATATAGCAACAAAATTAACTTACTTAAACACTACAAAAGGATTAATAAAAGATAGTATAAATGCATTAGGTGGTAATTTAACAAACCAAAGCACATTTAGAAGTTATGCAGCAGCATTAGATAGTATATATAATGTACTACCTAAAACAACTGGCACTGGAACAACTTTATCATTATCACCTACACTTAAAGGTTTAATGCAAACTACATTAAATGGAAATACATATCAAAAAACTTTAAGTGGTAAAAACTTGTGTGATGAAAATAGTATAGTGGCAGGAAATATAAATTCAAGTGGTGTTTATAATCCTAATGTCACTGCTTGGAGTACAACTGATTATATAAAATTAAATACTAATACTACATATACTTTTAGTTGGAAGCCAAAACAAACAAACAACTATTGGCAAACGAGAATTGTATATTATGATGCGAATAAAGATTTTATTAGTACTGAAGATTTTAACTCTTATCCAAGTGACACATATTATAATTTATCAATATCTAATGATGTAGTTTATATTAGACTTACATTTACAAATACAGGGACTTATGAAAGATATAATTTACAATTAGAACTAGGCAACGAAGCCACACCATACGAACAATATTGTGGAGGTACACCATCACCAAATCCATCTTATCCACAAGATATTAATGTTGTAAGTGGAAATAATACAATAACAATATGTGGTAAAAACTTATTTGATGGTAATATTGAAATTGGTGGAATACTGGATAACACTGGTGAAAATAATTCAAATAACACTTCTTTAAGAAGTACAGGATATATACTTGTTAAACCTAACACTACATATACATTAAGTAATGATAAAGATTATCATATGAGAATATATGAATATGATAATAATAATACATTTATTCAAATGTTAAGTACATTATTTCAAAGTAATGCAACATTTACTACTTCTAGTAATACAAAATATATTAGATATAGAACTATTGGTAGTTATATTGAAAATGATTTGAGTTCATTATGGCAACTAGAACTAGGCAACCAAACCACAACCTATGAAGCATATACAGGAGCAACATATCCTATAAATCTAGGAAGTATAGAATTATGTAAAATAGGTGATTATAAAGACTACTTCTATAAACAAGAGGATAAATGGTATTTACATAAAGAAACATTTAAAAGTGATTTATATACTGGTGCTACATTTGAAAATCATTCATCTACCCCAGTTGATAGAACAGCAATAAGGTTTAGCAATAAATTATCATTAACTACTTATTTTAGTAATTTATTTATTGCTAGTCAAATGGATGATAGCAACAACCCAAATAGGTTAAAAACAAATGTAGGTACTAACTGGTACTTATTATTAGCAGATAGTTTAACAGGCATTGTTTCAAGTGATAGTAATGCAACAAAACTAGAAAAAATGACTACATATTTACAAAACAAAAATGCTATGCTTTATGGATATTTAATAAATCCTACTAATACTGAAATAACTGATACAACACTAAAAGGTCAGTTAGAAGATATATATAATGCAAACTCTTATGTAGGAACAACTAATATATTACAAACTAACAATGATTTACCATTTATTATAGATGCTAGTTGTTTAAAAGGTGCATAATATGGATAATAATATTACAGAGCAAGAATATACTGTTGATTTAGGAGATATAGAACTATGTAAAATAGGTGATTATCAAGATTATATTTATAAAGATGAAGGCATATGGTATATTCATAAGGAAATTGGAAAAATAGCAAGTTATAATGGTGAAACAATAACGACTGATTATATAAGTACAACAGGTCAAAAAACAACTGGAGCAACTATTTACTATGTATTAACAACACCGGAAAATATCGAAATAACTGATACTGATTTGATAGAACAATTAGACACTGTTAACGAAGATATGAGGGCCTATGAATATAAGACTAATGTTACCACAAGTGGTGATGATATAAATCCTATTATAGATATAGAATATTATATAAATGATAATCCTTTAGTATATTCATTAAAAACACATAACTATGGTGATTTTACATTAGATGCTTGGGACAACATTAATTATCAATTAGGTGATAAAAACTACTTAACATTAAACAACAATGATATTAAATATGAAATGAATATAATGGGTGATGTAGAAACAAAAATACCTACAAAACAACAAGAAGTAACAACTAATGTAATTGGTGGAGATGATAAGACTAACATTAAAGTTATTAAAACTAATGTAGATAAAATAAATGCAAATGTTACAATCTTATCTCAACAACAAACAAATACGGCTAATAATTTAAGCGAATTATCAGTTGGAGTAGATGGTATTAATACAACAGTACAAACTATTCAAAATGCTACTATTCCAAGTATAAATAATGATATTAGTAGTATAAATAATAATATAGATGGTATTAATGATACAATAGGTGATATTCAAGCAGATACAACAAGTATTAGTAGCAGATTATCATCAGTTGAACAAACGGCAGAAGCAATTACTAATATGTTCCAAATAAGTGGTGGTATTAACATCATAAGAAACAGTGCGTTCTTATTAAGAGATGCCTTATGGGAATTTACTAATAGTGGTACAAATCCATATTACACACCATTAGGAACATCATATAATTCTACATTATCAGGAATTACAACATCAGTTGCTGAAATTAAATTAAGAAGCATTAAAGTTAAATCAAAAAGTGAAAACATTACTAACTTAAAGATAGGAACTAAATATACATTTAACTTCTATCATAAACAAGATGCTAATGTTACAACTACTATTAAAATGTATAGTACTGAAGATAATACTTCAAAAGCATTTAATGACATAGTTATTACAGGTCAACAATCATTAAAAAATTATGAAGTATCATTTACACCTTCAACATATGCTAACTATACATTAGAAATAATAGTAGCAAATACAGATAATTTAGGATATTCATATATGTACGATATGATGTTAAATACAGGTGATAAACAATCTTGGCAACCTGCTAGTGATGAAATTTATTCAACTACATTAACAATGTCAAGGTTAGGTTTACAAGTATATAGTGTTGGTGATGGGACAATTACATTACTAGGTACTGATGGTTTATTAACATATGAAACAACAGATGGTAAAACACTAGGTAATTTAGTATCAAAAAGAACATTAGATGGTGATTTAGTAAGAAGTACTACAACACAAGCATTATATGTTACACCAAACATAGCAAGTGTTATAGAACACCCTAATACGCCTAAATGGGTAAATACTACAGCAACAATAAGCAGTAAATTAACATATATAGAATATTTAGAAAGTGGTGATTAATAATGGCTAGTGGAACAATAAGTGGTAGTACAACATATCAAACAAGTTATATGAGTTTCTATATGGATTGGAACTCTGTAAGTAACGGGCCTGAAATAAACAGTTCTACAATTAATTTTTATCTTCGTTGGTCAACTAATAAAGCAAGTAAAAAATGGGACACTGTAGGCCAAAGAACAGGTAACTACATTAAAGTATATGTCAATGGAAATTTATTCTATGATGATACATTTAGTGCTAGGTTTAACTGTGACCCTTGGCCTAGTAATCTCATTTATACTGCTAGGGATTTATCATTAACAATTCCTCATAATGATGATGGTACTCCACCATTAATTGAAGTTGAAGGTTATGCAAACGGTACTGCTTCTAGTGGTGGAACTCAATACGGACCCGGTCCATCTTACATAAGTAGAACAACAATAGTTCCTGATACAATACCTAGATATGCAAATGTATCTCAAAGTGTTCGTGCAGGTGATGAACATTCTATTATAATAGATTGGCAAAGTGATGCTATAATTAATGAATATTATTATTCCGTTGATGGTGGTTCTTCTTGGCAAGGCCCTCTTACAACATCTAGTACAAGTGGTAGTTTTGGAGTAACAGGATATAATGCAAATACTGAATATAGTGTATGTTTGAAATTAAAAAGACAAGATAATGGTTTAATTTCTTATACTAATCCTACAACAGTAAGAACATATGATTATCCAAGAATAACAAATATAAGTAATATAACAATAGGTGGTACAACTAGTATAACAATTAATAATCCATTAAACAGAACATTAACTCTTAATTTAAAGACCGTTGAGAATAACACAACAATTTACACAACTACTGTTAGTAGTAATCCTACAACAGTAAATACTTCAAGCCTTAAAAGTACATTATATAGTTATATACCAAATGCAAGAAGTGGAACATTTAAAGGTGAATTAGTTTTTACAATTGATTATTATGATTATAATACAAATTATACAGGTGGTACTTACGAGATTAATGAAAATGAATGTAAGCCAAATGTATCGAATTGTAGTGGTTCATATGTTGCAGATTTGACCAGTTTAACAAATAATAATCAAACTGTTATTAATGATATGTCAACTCTTACATATACAATTAATACAGGAGCAACAGGTACATATAGTGCTACAATAACTGACTATACAGTTGTTTGGGGAAATGCAAGAGATATAATAACAAATATATCAAATAGTGCTACTTTGGAAAAAGGTAATGGTAATAATATATCAGTAACAGTACAAGATAGTCGAGGTATTACAAATACATTTAACACACCTATTAGTGAAGTAGTTAACTATACATCACCTATTAATTTACAAATTAATCCTACAAGATTAGATGGAGTAGGAGAAAATGTATATTTAGATGTATCAGGTATTATCTATTATGATAAATTTGGTACAAATGGTGTTGCTAATAAAATAACTGATATTAAGTATTCAATTACAAATGAAACTGCACAAGATGTTCATTTTACATCTTTGTCAACGTTAACATATAGTGAACAAAGTAGTACAAATCATACACAAAAGTTTGAAATATTAGATTATCCAATATTTAAAGATGGTTCGACTACAGGATTTGATACAACTAAAACCTATGGTATTACAGTAGTTGTAACTGATACTGCTGGTACTACTGCTACAATAACAGGAACTATTAAAGATGGTAAATTCGGTATGGCAAGATGGAAAGACAGCAATGGTAATTATCATTACGGAATTAACGGAATACCAGATGCTACTGATACATTATGGGTACACGGTAATATAAAAGCAGATAATATAACACCATTTAATCCATTAGATGCTTATCCAGTAGGAAGTATATATATGAGTGTTAACCAAACAGACCCTCACGATTTGTTTGGTGGAACTTGGAGTAGAATAAAAGATAGATTTTTATTATGTACTGGTGATACATATAGTGCTGGTTCTACAGGTGGTAGTGCATATTTACAACAACATAGTCACGGTATTCCTGCTTTAAGTGGTTCAACTACAACAGGTGGCGACCATTATCACACTGTTACTACTAAAACAACTACATATGCAAGTGGTACACAAACAAATTGGAGATGTATGTCATTTATTGGTACAAATGCCGATTATACACAAACAGTATATACCAATAATCAAACGGCTGATGGTGGCCACGCACATAATATTAGTACAAGTGCAAGTACTACAGATAATGCAGGTTCAGGTAATGCAGAAAATATGCCACCATATCTAGCAGTTTACTGTTGGCAAAGAACTGCATAAGTTGAATTGAAAATAATTTATGCTATAATGTAAATAGAAAGGAAATGGTGCATATGGAATTAACTTTCGTTGCTGGTATAAGTTTAGTTGGTACAATTCTTGGTATCTATAATATAATTGTCAATCGCAAAGATAAAGCAGTTAAAGACACTAAAGAACAAAACCAAGAATTAAATAACGAACGTACTAATCAAGCGTTGATAGATTATCGATTAACTAAAGTTGAAGAAAAGTTAGATAGAATAATTGATATGTTTGACAATTTTGAAAAAGACATAAAGAACGAAATGACAAATATGATAAAAATTGCTATTGAAAAACACGAAATGTTGTACCATTCCAAAAAAAAGAAAGGTGAATAATATGGGAATAAAAGAAGAAGTGAATGATGTTAAAGAAGAAATAGAAGAAATGTCTTTTGCAATGGAGATGCTCAAATTTAGTAAACAACAAGCAGAAATAAACAATCGAAATTTAGCATTTGCAAATAAGAGGTTAGTTATAATAATAATTATAATATTAGTGCTATGGGGTGGTACAATAGGTGGATTTTTCTACTATGTGACACACTATGGATATGAAGATACAATAGAAACTTCACAAGAAGTAGATGATATAGACACTATTGAAAACAGTTATATCATAAATGGTGGTGATTATAATGGGGAAGGTAAAACAAACACAAAAACATACAAGGAAGAAAGTTAAAATCGAGTATGTTAAGAAATGTCGCAACTGTGGCAAGTTTGTAAAGAAGTGATGATATGCTCAAATTAGATTTCACTAAAGAAGAAGTTGCAGATATGAAATCAAAGATATATTTAAGTGAATTACAAGAAAAAATATGGGAAATGAGAGCAAAAGAGATGTCTATTGTACAAATGGCAGATAAATTAGGTTATAGTGAAAGTAAAATTAGTAAAGAAATATATAAAATTAAAAAGAAGGTTATGAAAATATTGTAATCTTCTTTTTTTATACAATAATCGTACAATTTTTGTGTAAGAAATGAGTAATTTTCATTTCTTTTTTTATGAAATAATGGTTACAGGAAGGAGATAAAAAGCAGATTATATTTTAAAACAATATATATTTGTATGGTTGTTTTTATTTCTTTCCTTTTTTATTTAAGGAGATGAAAAAAATGTATAATTATTCATATTCTCAATATGTATCAAAACCAAATAACGAAAAGTTAAATGCGATTAATAATGAAATTGCAAATTTAGAAATGCAAAAGACACAAATGATGATGCCTCAACCTATAACGCAAAACTTTCAAATGTTAGGTAATACAAATTCAATTAAATATCTAAACGATATTGAAGATGTAAAAAGAGAATTTGTAGTAGGCGATACACCTTTCTTTAGTAAAGATATGAGTGTTTTATGGGTTAAAAACTCAAAAGGAGATATAAAAACATATGAGATAAAAGAAATAGTACAAAAAGATGAAAAGGATATGCTTATTGATGCTTTAATGCTTCAAATAGAAGATTTAAAGAAAGAGAGAGATAGAAATGAACAACCAAATGATAAATATATTAATGGCTCAAATAAAAGCGAAAAATCCTCAAATGGCAAATCAAATTCAAGGATTAATAAATAGTAATGGAAATCCTTTAGATATTTACCATCAAATTATGAAGGATAAATCACCTGAACAAGTAGAAAAATTCTATCAATATGCAAAGCAATGTGGAATACCAGACAACTTGTTAAATCAGGTACAAAACAATGGTATCAACACTGAATAGTGTCGATATAAATATGTAGAAAGGAGCGAAAAAAATGAACGGTTCACAAGGTATCCAACCTACAATTGAATTAGCAACTACTAATGGCAATGGTTATTATCCATATCCAATTATGTATGGTAATGGCAATAATGGTGGCTTTTTTGGTGGAGATGGTATCTGGGCATTGGTTCTATTAGCATTATTATTTAATGGAAACAATGGTTTTGGTGGCTTTGGTGGAAATGGAAACAATGACTTTGCTTGGTTATCAAATGGTCAAAAAGACATAATGACTAACACAAACAATGGATTTGATACATTACATTTAAGCAATCAAGTTGAAGGAGTAAGAGATGGTATAGCATCATTAAGTAACCAATTATGTAATTGTTGTGCTGATATGACACAAACAGTTTCTAATGGTTTCTATACTGCTGAAGTATCTGCAAATGCTAGACAAATTGCTGATATGACACAAGACTTCAATAATCAAATTGCTACATTACAAGGTTTTAATACTTTAGGTAGTCAATTAGCAAATTGTTGCTGTGAGAACAGACTTGCTACTTGCCAAACTCAAAACATAGTTCAAAATGAAGGAAATGCTACAAGATTTGCAGATGCTAATAATACAAGAGATATTATTACTAATGCTACTGCTAATACTCAAGCAATTCTTGATAAATTATGTCAATTAGAGTTAGATGCAAAGAATGACAAGATAACTGACTTACAAAGAGAAGTTTTAATGAAAGACTTACAAGCATCTCAAGTAGCACAAAACTCATTTATTGCTCAAGGTTTTGCTAATGAAGTTGACCAATTATACAACAGATTAAGCAATTGCCCTGTACCAAGTACTCCTGTTTATGGGCGTACACCAATATTCACTTGCAACAACAATGGTTGTGGTTGCAACGGATATAATGGTCTAATTTAAAAAAGCATAATGTAGATTACTACACACTCGAATACGAGAACTTGCTAATTCAAAGAAAGAGATAGGCATAGTTCTATCTCTTTTATTTTAAGAAAGGAGAATATATATGATACAAACAATTATAAATGAACCTACACCTTTAACAAGTAATTCTAGTCCAATAGTATTTGATAATACAGATATTAGAACAAGATGTGCATATTGTAGCAATGGTGGTTGGCTAGATTATCAAGATGGTAATCCAATATTTAAATTATTTGGTAATGGATATACTGGTTACTATAATGTAAATTTTAGTGCTTCTATTAGTTCTGCAACTGCTGGTGTTGTAGCCGTTGGATTATATGAAGATGGAGTTCTAATACCTGATACAGTTAGAGCAGTAACTCTAGCAACAGCAGGTGATTATGAAACAATATCATTCAATAAAAAAATAAGAGTATGTCCTCGTGGAACTACAAACATAACTGTACAAAGTGTTCCAGTTGTACCTACTCCAACAGATATTACTACACCAATTGATACACAAATACCTATTATTACAAATGCTACATTTAGTATTTCAAGAAGTAATAACTAATGAATAATAATTGTTCAATAGATTTAATATCTATGGTACTTCAATTAATTAGTTTAGATATATTATTTAGAGATTATAACAATACTGACATAATGCAAGAATTACAAAAACAAGATAATAATTATTTTGAAAGAATACTAAAAAATCAAGAAGAAATACTTAAAATCCTTAAAGAAAGGAGTTAAATATGGAAGAAAATGAAGAAAAAGTCGAACAAGTACAAAATGCTAAATCAATGCAAGACAAAGTATTAGAAGAAACAGAAAGTTCTATTAATAATATGTTAGAGCAAGGAATTAGTACTGATAACTTGGAAATTATATATAAATTAGTTGATATTCATAAAGACATATGTAATGAAAAATATTGGAAAGTAAAGGAGAGTGAAATTATGAGATATGACAATTATGGAAGATATAATGAATATGGTTACAATGCAAGTGGAAACTATAATAACTACAATGCTTATGGTAGAGATGAATATGGTCGTAGAGGTGTAGATAGCAAATATAGAGGACACGACCATATAGATAGAATGTACAACGAATATGGTAGATATGAAGATGGAAGAAACGAATATAATAGAGGAAATTATAATGCTAAAGGTGATACATTAACAAGTCTTAAATATATGTTAGAAAGTATGGAAGATTTTGTTAAAATGTTAAAAAGTGAAGCAAATTCTCAAGAAGAAATGCAATTAATTCGTGAATATACAAAGAAAATAAGTGAAATGTAATGTATAAATATTACAATGCAAATCCTTATGGAAATAGGATTTCAGATTGTGTTATTCGATGTTTAAGTGTGTTAAATAATAAACCTTGGAAACAAGTATATGAAGAACTAACTGATTTGTCAGGAGAAGTGGGTTATTTGTTTAATGATGTTCCTTTTGTTGAAGATTATTTAGATGATAGATATCAAAGAGAATGTCATTATTCAAAAAGTGTTGGTGAATTTGCAAAAGAACACCCATATGGTAAATATGCAATAACTATGGATAATCATATTACGGCACTTGTCGATGGAGTTATTATAGACACATTTAATCCTAGTAATCAAATTATGCGATGTGCTTGGAAGATAGAGTAGGAAGTTTGACATCTTTCTACTTTTTATTTTATAGTAATAATAAGGAGATGATAATATGAAAGAAAAAATCAAAGCAATATTGATAAGAGCCGTATGGACTTTCTTCCAAACATTTTTAGGAATAATTGGTGGAGAAGCCGTAACATTGCAAGATGTTAACTGGGGATTTGTATTATCTGCTAGTACATTAGCATTTATATTATCTTTGGCTAAATCAATAGTTGTAGGTATCCCTGAAACGAAAGGAGAATAATTATGGCAAAGAAGAAAAAATATATGCCAGAGGTTATCAATAAAGTAATAGAAAGTGGCGACCATTGGGAAACTTGTCCTTTTGATTTGGAAGCAACACCAAAACATAAAGGTGAAGATATAATCAATAGAACAAACGAAAGAGAAGCAAGTCCTGATTGGATTGTAGCAATAGAAGATGGAAAAGTATATAAAACAGGCTATGGTGTAAAAGCAGGTTATTATGTATATATTCAACATATAAATGGTTATTATTCATTCTATTGCCATTTAAAAAAAGGCACAATACAAGTTAAGAAAAATGAAAAGGTAAAAAAAGGTCAAAGACTTGGCTTTATGGGACAAAGTGGTAAAGCAACCGGTAATCATTTACATTTAGGAATATTAATAAATTTAAATGTTTACGAAGACCCTTATCCATATTTAACTGGTGAAAAAGACTTTAATGTAGATTTTCCAGCAGGAAATTATAAAGTATTATATAAAAAGTATTTAAGAACATCACCAGAAGTTGCAAATAATAAATATAAATATAGCAAATTAACTGCTACTGGCAAAAAGAATTGTGATAATGTTGGTGGTTATGCTAGAACAAAAGTTGGAATTATAATGAAATTTGATAAATTTCAAGATGATAAAAAAGGCAACAAATGGGGAAGAACAACAAGTGGTAAAGACTATGTTTGGATATGTGTAAAAGATAGCACAGGTATTCAAGTAGAAAAAGTCGATTAAGATTGTATAAAACACACTAAAGAAGGAAAGGTAGGTAAATATTTCCTCTATAATACACATAGTGTGTTTTATTATGGTCTAAAATCAATTTTAAGGTATAAATTAGCAACGTTTTAGGTTATCGAGTATAATTCTATATCCGAATACGTTTTACATCTAATTTACACATAAAATAAGTTTTTTAATTTTTTTTGAAATAAATTGTTTAGATTTTAAAAAATGTGTGTTATAGTGAAGATGTTAGATAGAGATGAAAAGCATTTAATGAAGTATAGGACACTCTATCTAACACACACTTTGTCCTGTATTTCATTAAGTGCTTTTTGTTTTATTTAACTAGAAAAGAGAGATTATATGGCAAAGTACAACGACACAAAGTTTTATTGGTTACAATTGAAAGAAGATTTTTTTGAAGATGATGCTATTAATTGGTTAGAAGAACAACAACCAAATGGAAGGGATTATGCTTACTTTTATTTAAAACTATGTCTTAAAAGTCTAAAAACTAATGGAATATTGATAAGACAGGTAGGAAATGTATTAATTCCTTATGATAACAAAAAATTAGCAGAACTTACTAGAATGGATTTTGATACAGTAACAGTTGCTATGGAATTATTAAAACAAATAGGGCTAGTTGAAATATTAGAAGGTGGAGAAATATACATTAATCAATTAGAAAATCTTATTGGTTCACAAAGTGTTGGAGCATTCAAAAAACAACAACAAAGAATGCTTAAAAATGAAGGGGGTGGACAAATGTCTTCTATCTGTCCACCAAAGATAGAAATAGAATTAGAAAAAGAAATAGATATAGAAAAAGAAAATAATATAAAAGAAAAATTTTCTAAACCAACAATTGAAGAAATAGAAAAATATTGTAAAGAAAGAAATAATAATATTAATGCAGAAGAATTTTATGATTTCTATGAAAGTAAAGGTTGGTATGTAGGAAAGAATAAAATGAAAGATTGGAAATCTGCAGTAAGAAATTGGGAAAGAAACAATAAAATTCATAAAAAAATGAGTAATATAGAAAACAATGAAAGAATATTAGATGAATTATTAGAAACAATATTTTAAGGAAGAAAGAAGGAATAATATGATACGAGGATTTGAAAATAATTTAGATGAAATGAAGGCTATAGATTATTTAGATAGTCTTGATAAAAGAATATTAATGACAAGAGAAGAAGGTAAACTAACACAATTAGTTATTGATTACAAAAAGATAATAAATAAAGCAATAGAAACATTACATTTATATACTGAACTATTTGATACAAAAAAATTAGTAGATTTTCAAAAAGAAATGTCGTCTATATTAGAAAATAAAGAGGTAGAAGATGAATAATAAAGATGAATATTTAACAATTATAAGAGAAAATGGTGAGTTTGATTTTGAAGTATTTTCTAAAATTGAAGACTTAACAATGGAAGAATATGATGAATTAAGAGCAATGTTAATAGTAGCAATTGGAACTATGGAAGAAATGTGGAAAAGTCAAACTATAGATATTGATAAAATTAGTAATAAAAAAGTAATATGGAAAAATAAAGAGGTAGAAGATGAATAATGATATAAAAGAAATAATACAACAAATAAAAACTGCTATTAATTTTAAAAAACAACCTATACCTATGGACTATAATATTTCTATTTATGATATGGAACAATTATTAAATTACATAACTAATTTACAAGAAGAAAACAAACAATTAAAAGAACAACTAAAATATTTAAGAAAAAATCAATATCTTAATCAAGTAAAATGGGAAAGAAATATTAATGAATATTTAGTTAAAGAACTGGAATTAAGAATAGATAAAGCAATAGAATATATAGAAGAAAATAAAAATAAAACAATAGCACCTTATGGAGATAATGAAGATTACGATTATGAAGTTTGTTTATTTGAAGATGATATTAAAGAACTATTAGATATATTAAGAGGTGAAGATAATGAATGAAGAAGAATATTTAGATGGATATTTTAATTACATAGTAAATGAAATACTTGAAGCAATAATGAATGCTGATGAGTACACTTGTAAAGATTTTCTAGCATTGAAAATGGAAATGTTAGTTAATATAAATAAAATATTACAAAGTAGAGAACAATATAACAAGATAATTCAAATATTAAGAGAAGATGAAGAAAGTAAAAAGTTAGGAAGAAAATTATAATGTATATTGAAAAGAAAGAATATAAAGAAATTAAAAAAATACTAACAAAAGTAAATATGGAAGAAAAACAACTTAAAGCAAGATTAAAGGAAATACAAGACTTTAAAATGAATGCTTTGTTAATATTAGCAAATCCAGAATTGTATAATGAAATGAGAGGTAATGAGAATGAAACCAAATGATGAAGAAAAAAAGGTTATTTTTAAATTAAATTCAAATTTGCACGATAAAGAATTGAATACTATGTTTAGTAATTTTGAATTACAAATATTGTTTAGATACATATTAAATACAAGATATTTGATTATGCAATTATACAAAAGAACAAATGATGATGAGATAAAAAATATACTTAATAGAACAAGTAAAATAGTTAAAGAATATGAGATTAGTACATTTGCTGATATTGAAGTGTAGAGGTAATGAGAATGGAAACAATTAGTATTAATGACCAATTATGGAATATTATTGAATTAGATGATGAAAAGATAAAGGAAGCGTATGAAGAAGAAATCCAAACAGATGATTTACAATGTGTATTTGGATATACAGATTATAAAGAACATAACATATATATAAATCGAGATATGTCATATTTTGCTAAAAGAAAGACATTAAAACACGAATTAATGCACTGTTATATATATTGCTTTGGAACTATAGATAGAGATAATTATACTGAAGAAGAAGTATGCGATTTATGTGCTAATTCTTGTGAAATCATTAATGAAATAGTAAATTTATATTTTAATAACAATATAGAAGCAGGAGATGAAGAAAGTGAATAAAATAGAAGTTAAGGAAGTATTAGAATATTTATCATACAATTATAATTCATTCAATATTACAGAAGGTTTATTTAAGATGTGGTTAGATGAATTACAACAATATGACAAAGAAGATGTTATGGAAAAAATAAAAAGATTGATTGCAAGTGGTAATTATAAAATGGTAGCCCCACAATTAGTATCAATAACAAATGGTTTAACAAAGACCGATAAAAAGATTGATTGGAATAAAACAGTAACGTTTTGCCCTATATGTAATAAAGCATTTCAATGTGATGATAAATTACATTCTAAAGAATATGAAGAACATAGACCTAAATGTCAAAGCATTCAATATGTAATTAGACAATCAAAGAAATGGTTTAATAAAGAAATAACTAGAAAAGAATTATGGGATATGCCACAGGTTGAATTTGATGAAAGATACAATAAATTACTGCATTATATACTAGACCATACTGAAAACGAAACTGAAAAACAAGTTATAGGTTATATATTTAATCCACCTACTAATCCTGTTGATTTATTTTAGTGTAAAGTAAGTGTACAAATTGATTTTCAAAGTTTAGATTTCATAAAAACATATGATATATTTAAAATGCGAAAGGAGAGAGAATAGTGGGTAACAAAAGTAAGAAACAATTAATTGAAGAAAAGAACAGAAGTTCTGTTCAAATGTATTGTAAGTATTGTGGTCATACAAATACAATACCGGCATTTGTTGAACGTAAGATATGTCATTACTGCCATAGACAGATTAAAAATGAAACACAGGCATATTTTACTAAAAAGATGTTAGAGAAAATAAAGGAGATGAAAGAAAATGATAAATGAATTATTAGAAAAGATTAAACAAGATGTTAAAGATGTAGAAGAAGCACAAGATGATGTTGATATGTGTATTAAATGGAATAATTATGAAGATATGGGGTTCAGTCAATATCAATTAGATGAAGCAAGAAAAGAACTGATGAAAGATTTAAAAGAATACTTGAAAGAATTAGAAGGAGAAAATAATGGAGAAAAATAAAATCACAATAGTAATTATATTGATTTTACTTACAGGTGGTTATTATATTTGGTTATTCAGTAAAGGTAAGCAAGAAAGTGTTGAGATAGATAATACTTCTACAACACAAATAGAAGGTGAAATTAGCAACGAAACTACTACTACAAGTACAATAAGTACTACAAAGAAGAAAACAACTAAAAAGGTAGTTAAAACAACGAAGAAGGCTACAACAAAGAAAGTTAGTGGTTTTAATGTAAAAGCAAGTAAAAATGAAATGCAACAATATGCAAGAAGTATATTAAGCAAAGAAGATTATGAAGCATTAGATTTTATAATCACACACGAAAGTGGTTGGAATGCTAACAATGTAAATAAAAAATCTGGTGCATCGGGTTTGTGCCAAGCATTACCAGCATCAAAAATGAAAGTATCTGGAAATGATTACAAAACAAATTATAAAACACAAATAAACTGGTGCATACTATATTGCAATACAAGATATGGTAGTATTCAAAAAGCAAAAGCATTTTGGTTAAAACATCATTGGTTTTAGGAGGTTATTATGGAAGATTTTGATGACTTTTTGGCTTTTTTAACTTTATTAGGAATTATAGTAATAGTATGTTTAGTAGTTTGGGGTGTCAAAGAATGTAATGATAACCCAGATTTAGATAGATGTAAACGAGTAAAAGAACAAGATGAACAGTTGAGAGAAAGAAAAGAAAATAGAGGGGGTTTTAACTGTGGTTATATCTTTGGCGATGGTTGGCGTTGTGGAATATGGTAGGAGAATATTATGCAAATTATTAAGAGGTGATGAGTAATGAAATATATATTAATAGGAATATCAATTAATTTATGTATATTGATAATTAATGTGGTATTTTATGGAAATAAAATATCTAAAAATCAAGAAAAAATTATTGAATTATTAGAAGGTGAAGATGATGATTAATATTATATTATATTTATGTAAATGTTTTTTAATAATGTTAATACTTATAATATTTGCTGGTATTTTAATTTTAACAACTTATTTTTTTGTTATGATAATAACAAAAATAATTATGAAAGGTGAAGATAATGAAAATAGGTGATTATGTAAGAACTGATAGAGGTACAATATTTAAAGTAGAAAATATTACTGAAATAGATGTTGATGGTCAATGGTTTAAATCTAAAACTAAAGAAAATAGTGTAATTAAAGATTTGCCTCGTTTTATGTATGATGAAAATGATGAACATATTATTAAATCAAGTCCAAACATAATAGATTTAATAGAAGATGGAGATTATGCTAATGGACATTTAGTCATAAAAAGACACAATGATTTAATGTTAGAAGATACATTTGATTTAGTTCAAGATGAAGATATTAAATCAATAGTCACAAAAGAACAATTTGAAAGGGGTGAATATAAGATATGAAAGTAATTGATTTATTAAATAAAATAGCAAATGGGGAAAAAGTACCTGAAAAGATAAAATGGGGTAAACATTATTTAACTTGGTTTGTATATGAACATAAAGCACTTGATGAACTTGGTAATCCTAATATATTTGAGTGTGCAGGTGGTGGTATTTCACGCAATTTATTAAATGATGAAATAGAAATAATAGAAGATACACCAAAAGAAGATAAGAAGATACTTGAAAAATTACAAACATATGAAGATGACAACAAAGAAATATATTTTGATGATTGTTATAGATATACACCAATTCATAAAGATAGTTTAAGTTATAATGAAGAAGTTATAGTAGATAAAATAAATGAAATAATAGAGGTTATAAATGAAAGAAACATTTAAAGATATAGAAGGCTATGAAGGGCTTTATAAAATTGGTAGTAACGGAACTTTAATTAGTTGTAGTAATAGAAGCAATCACAAAGAAGAAAAAGTACTTAAAACACATATAACTAAAAGAGGCTATTTAGGAACGAAATTATGTAAAAACAATAAATTAAAAACAGTTTATATTCACATATTAGTTGCTAAACATTTTGTTGAAAACAAAAATAATTACAAAGTAGTTAATCATAAAGATGGTAATAAATTGAATAATAATTATAAAAATCTAGAATATTGTACTTTGCAAGATAATATAAAACACGCATACAAAAATAATTTGATGCACAATAATAAAGTAGTAGAACAATATACCTTAAATGGTACATATTTAAAAACTTTTAATTCTATAAATGAAGCAAGTAAATATACAGGAGTTAGTCAAGGTAATATATCTAGTTGTATAAATGGTAAAAGATTTATTGCAGGTGGTTTTATATGGAAATTATCAAGAAAGGTAAATGGTGATAAATAATGTTATGTAGAGGGTGTGAATTAAACTTATATAATGGTGAAATAGACTTAATTATATGGGGCAAAGTTATTCCTATACTTATATTCATAGCATTTATATGTGAGATAATTGTTAAAATTAAAGGAGATAATAAATGATAGAAATAGCATTAGTAGTATTATTTTTAATAATGATATTTGTAATATATACATTAATCAGAGGTGGCGATGATGATGAATGATTTAGATTTTATAAAAGAATTTAGAAAGATACAAATAACAAAGATATGTGAAGAAGTTGGAGTTGATTATGCTAATCTGATAAGTGGAAGAAGTAGTCAATATGCAACACATAAAGTTAAAAAAGAATTAATAAATAAAATGGTTGAATTAATTTATAATGAGAAAAATAAGGTGAATAATAATGCAAAACAAAACATATGTTATTAATTTTAATCCTACAACGCAAACTTGGTGTTTATTTAAACAATTAGAAAGTGAACATTCATATAACTTTTATCCAATATGGGAAAGTACAAATAAAAAAGAATGTCAAGAAAAGTTAAAAAATATAACTAAAAGTATTGACAAAAGTAAACACAAGAAATATACTAAAGGTAACATAAAGGAGAAGAAAAATGAATAATGAATTTAATGTAAATGAAATAGTTAAAATTGAACAGATGCCTATAGTATTTTCTCAATTAGAAAAGATAGGTTCATATATTGCAGAAAAGACTAAAGATTTAGATAAATTGGAATGTACTGAAGAAAACAAAGTTGAAGTAAAGAACAGAAGAACTGAAATAAACAACACATTAAAGATATTAGAGGACAAAAGAAAAGAAATTAAAAATAAATTACTTGAACCTTATAATATCTTTAATGAAAAGTATGAACAAGAATGTAAAGGTCAATTAGAAGATGCTAGTAATTTATTAAAAGATAAGATAGATACAATTGAAATACAACAAAAACAAGAGAAAGAAAACACATTAAGAGAGTTCTTTAAACAATATCAAGAAAACTATCATTTAGAGAATATTATAGAATTTGAAGATGTTGGTCTTAATATAACATTAAGTGCATCTGAAAAGTCTTTAAAAGAACAAATAATGGACTATTGTATAAGAATTAGTACTGATATTAAGATAATAGAAAATAGTGAAAATTCAGATGAATTAATGTATGAATACAACAAGAATGGCCACGACTATCAAAAAGCAGTATTAACATTAATAGAAAAAGAAAAACAACTTGAAGAAATCAAGAAACAAAAAGAAGTTAAACAACAAATAGAAGAACAAGAAAAGAAAGTAGAAGAAGTTATTGAAACTATAACTGCTCCAAAAGAATTGATTGAAGAAGATGAAATATTAGAGGCAACATTTACAATAAAGACTACTAAAGATAAACTACTTCAATTAAAAGAATGGTTGAAAGAAAATGAAATCGAATACACATAAGACATTAGGAATAGCAATACCATATTTTAAAATTACTGTTCAATGTGAAGAAGTCTTTAAATTATTATTAAGAGTAATTAAAAGTCAACTTAATCAAGATATGATTTTATACATATATGAAGATGGCCAAAGAAGCCAATGGTTATATGAATACAAGTTTTTAAGAAATAATATAATTGTTGAAAGTGACATATTAAATCGTGGTGTATCATATGCTAGAAACAAATGTTTAGATTATCTGATAGATAAAGTTGATTATATACTATTTTTAGATAGTGATGATATGATTGATGAAGATTATTTAGAAAGTATGGTAAATGCTTGTAAAAACAATGAATATGACATCTATGAAAGTGGTTTTTATACTTTAGATGTAAAAGCACAATTCAATCCTAGTGTAATAAGAAATGGTGTTGCAGGAAGTGCTATAAGTACTAAATTAATAGGTTCAACTAGATTTGATGAAAATTTACAAATAGGTGAAGATACAAAATTTATGAGAGATATATTTGATTTAAACAAAAATAAAAAGCAATATGTAGATACAAATTATTATTATCAAATTGGTATCAATGAGAATAGTTTAATAATGCGTTATAATAAAAAAATGATAGGAAAGGAGAGATAAGATGAAAGAGGAAGAAATAGTAGAGTTAAATCGTTTATTAACTAAATTAAGATGTGAAATTCAAAAGTTTATGACATCTAGTGGTGAGGCTATACCACCTGCTATAGAATTTGAATACGACCTTATAATTGATGAAATAAATGATTTATTAAGATTTTCTATTATAGATGGTGGTGAATGTAAATGATTAAAATAGAAGCAGATATGAAAAGCAAAAAGAAGATAACAGTAAAACCTATTGATACTAATACAGATGAGGTTTTAAGAGTTATTAATACATTAAGACAAATGATAATGATGAACGATGAAATAATGACAGATGAAGCATTTATGACTATAATGAAAAAGTTTATAGAAGAAGATGAAAAAGATGTTAAAAATATTAAATTTGAAGGAGATAAATAATGGATAAGAAAGATTTAAAAGAAATTGAAAACAATAATTTAGTTGAAATAGTAGATAAGAGTGGTGTAGAAATGGCAGTAGGTAAGTTAGTAGAACAAAATAGTTCATTACTACCTGCAACTGCTATGGCTGAAAGAATTAAGAATAGTGCTGGTTTCTACATATCTAATAAAGAAGATTTAATGGCATTAGGTAGAGAAGGAAAACTTCAAATGTTATATGGAGTTCTTAAAGAAGCAATGGTAGGCTGTGAGGCTGGAACTGATTATGACATTATATTATTTAAGAATAAGCCAACAGTTATAAGAAATAAAAATGGTTATTTCAAAATAATTGATATGATTAAACCTGCTGAAATAGTTAGATTTACTAACAATGTAGTATTTAAAGGTGATGAATTTTCATTCAATCCAGTTACAGAAGAATTAAAACATATACCTAAAGTAACAAGTGATAAATATGAAGATATTGAATGGGCATATGCTTATATTAAGTTTGCTAATGGTTTTGAAAAGACAGTAGTAATGTCTAAAAAAGATATAGACACAATTAAAAAAGTATCACCAAGTGCTAACACATCATTTTCGCCTTGGAACTCTATGCCAGTAAGAATGGTTAAGACTAAAGTAACTAAAGAATTAGCAAAAGAACTATTAACATTATTTAGTGGTAAGTTAACATCATCTATGGTTCAAGCAATTAATAGTGATGAACAAGTAGTTAATGAAGTTAATGAAAAAGGTTATATAGTAAATGATGCAACAATCTACGAACCAGACTTTAAAGAAAAAGAAGAACCAAAGAAGGTTAGTTTAGATGAAATCGAATAAACCAATATTTCATTGTTTCTTTGAACAAAGTGGAACATTTAAAAATGAATTTAAAAAATTAGGTTATGAAGCATATGATTATGATATTTTAAATATGTATGGTGAAACTGATTTCCAAATAGATTTGTATGATGAAATTGAAAAAGGTTATCTTGGTCTAAAATCAATTTTCGACAAAATCTCGGGGGGGGTTACATATTAGCATTCTTTCCTTGCATAAGATTTGAACAACAAATATTGCTACATTTTCGTGGTGATGCTTCACAAATGAAAAACTTAACTGATGAGCAAAAATTAAGTTCAGATTTAAAACTACACGATGAATTACATAAAAACTATGGGTTGATTACAAAATTAGCAATTGTATGTGTACGAAAGAATATACCATTGATTATAGAAAATCCATTTAGTGAACAACATTATTTAAGAAAATATTGGTGTTTAAAGCCTAAAATAGTTGATATGAATAGAAGAGAAAATGGTGATTATTACATAAAACCTACGCAATATTGGTTTATCAATTGTGAACCTAAAAATAATTTTATAATGGAAGCACAAGAATACCTAGAGTACAAAACTGTTGATGAAGGAGATACAGTTGAAAGAAGTATGATAAGTCCACAATATGCTAGTAGATTTATAAGAGAATATATAATAGATAGTGAATAGAAAGAAGGTGATTAAATGCCTTATGAAATAGTATCAACAGGTAGTGATGGAAATTGTATAGTATTAGGAGATAATATATTGCTTGATGTTGGTGTTTCGTACAAAAGTATTAAACATTATTTAAAAGATATAAAACTTATCTTTATTTCACATAGGCATTCGTAACAGACCACCTAAATTCAAATACAATTAAAATGATAAATTTTAATTATCCTACAATAAAGTTTATTTGTAATGAAGATGTAGCACAAAAGTTGTATGAATTAGGTGTACAAGAAAAGAACATATATATGCTTAAAGAAGGCAAATGGTATGATATAGGATTTGCTAAAGTAAGACTTGAAAAACTTGTACACGATGTTCATAATTCTTCATTACAAATAGAATATAACAAGAATAAGAAAAAAGTAGTTTATATTACTGATACAGGGTCTGTTAATCATTTGTGTATAGAAGATTATGATTTGTATTTAATAGAAAGCAATTATAATTCAAGAGAAGAATACGAAGAAAAGATAAAGGAAGCACAAGAAAAGGGTGAATATACACATTTGATTAGAGTTCTTGAAACACATTTATGTAGAGATGATGCACTTAAATGGTTAAAAGAAAATATAGGGGATAATAGTAGAGTACAATTTATACACCAGCATATAGCAGATAAAGAGGTGGTGAGAGATGAATAACTATTTCACGAGCAGTGAAACGATACTAGAATATAACACCATAGATGAAGCGTTAAAAGATATAAAGAATTATATTGAATATGATGATACATATAACAAGTACTTATTAAAACAAAAAGAAAAATTTGATGATGCAGAAATATATAGTATAAATCATATATTAGCATTAAAAAAAATATTAGAAGAATTTAAAATAATAAAAAAAGAAATGGAGAAAATGAATAATGATAAAGATAATAACAAAAAAAAGATATAATGAATTAATAGATAGAAATAATGATTTAGCAATGAAGAACATTGATTTAACTTTAGATAAAGACCATTTAGAAGGTGAAATAACTCTATATAACACACAAGTTAATCATTTAATGGGTAAAGTAGAAGATTTAACTGATAAGTTAGAAAAAGCCAATAAAAAGATTGTTAAATTAACAGGAAAAGATAAACCTAAAGAAAAGAAAAAAGCAGGAAGACCAAGAAAAGAAAGTAAGTAGGTGAAGAATAGTGAAAAAACAAATAACTCAAAAAGATAGAGTGGTAAGACATATATTAGATTTTGGTTCAATATCAAGTTTTGAAGCATTTAGAGAATATGGAATTACAAGGTTAAGTGCAATCATATATATATTAAGACACGATGAAATGATGCCTATAAAAGCCATAGGAGAAACTACAATAAATAGATATGGTGAGCCTGTATCATTCTTTCACTACTATCTAAAAGATAGCGAATACGAAAGAAAACTAAAGGAAGAAGGTAAAATATAATGGAAGAAAAACCAACTACTTATACAAATCATAGTGGTGAAAAGATAGATGTTTCAACATTACACCCAACTCATTTATGGAACGCATTAGCAAAGAAAATGGAAAGTGTGTTTAATGCTAAAACAAAAGATGAAGCATATCAAATAATAAACGAAATCAACGCACTTAAAGAAGAAGCGTTTAAAAGAATAAACACTTATGTAGAAAGTTTAAGTGATACTGATGGAGAATAACGAAGAACAAGTAATAGAAAATAAAGAGTATAAAGTAAAACGTGGAAAAGTATATACTATTAAAAGATTAGATTATACTTGGAACGATAAAAAGATTTATAACTATAGTATTGGCTTTCCTAAAAAGGTAAAAGGAACTACAGAATACTTTTATAAACATATAAGATTTGGTGTAGGAAAGCCGGTAGAACTTAAAAACAACACAAAGATATTAATAAATGCTTTCTTTGAAGATTGTAGAAGAAATCCAAGAGATAAGTATAGTGATATCTTTGATATAGTTGTAACTGATTTTGAAGTTGTAGAAGTACCTAGTGATGAAAATGAAAATATAATAGAATATCAAAGCAACGTACAAGATAACAACAAACAAGCAAATAATTATGATGATTTCTTATTTTAGAAAGGTAGAGGATTATGGAAACATTAATAATAATTTTTAAATATTTAGCATTAGTAGTAGGAATTGTATTTTTATTAGTATTATTATACGGTATTATAGCAGGAACTATTGAAGTAATTATAAATAAAAAGAAAGCAAAGAAAGCAAAAGAAGAATTAGATAAAACACTTGATACATTCTTTGCTGATTTAAAAAAAGCAGTTGAAGAAGAAAAAAGTAAAAAAGATGTAAAGAAGACAAAAAAATCAAAAAAATCTGAATAATTTTTGTAGATTTTGTAAATACATATGTTATGATATGTACATACAAAGGAGAGATTTTTATGAATAGTGAATTAGTAACTCAAAAACAATACAATGTAGATTTTACAAAATTAAAAGAAGATTTTATATCTTATATAGATGTAAGTGAATTAACTCTTAAATCATACAACGATGGTTTAAAGAGTTTCTTTGCTTATATAAATCAAAAAGGAATAAAGAACCCTACTAGAGAAGATGTTAAGGCTTATAGAGATGAATTATATGAAACAAAGGCATCTAATACAGTTAACAGTTATTTATGTTCTTTAAGGGTATTCTTTAACTTTTTAGAGGCTAGAGGTATTTATTCAAATATTACTAAAGATATTAAGAATATTAAAACAAGTAAGATGCCTAAAAAACAAGTGTTATCAATAGAAGAATGTAAGGCTATTTATAATGCTTTAACTGATAAAAGAGAAAGATTAATATTTTCTTTAGCAATCACAACAGGATTAAGAGCATCAGAGATAGCAAATGCTAAAATAGATAATATTAAGATATTAAATGGTGAAACAGTTTTATATGTTAAATGTAAAAAAAGAGATGATGAAAGTGAATATGTTAAAATATCTAATCAAGTATTAAAAGATATTATAGAATACATAGATAATAGAAATAGTGGGTATATATTTATATCAACATCTCACAATTCTTATGGAGAAGGATTAACTGATACATCTATAAGAAACATTGTTAAGAGTATATTTAGAAGATTTGGATATGATGATGATGGTTTTTCAGTGCATAGTTTAAGAAGAACATCTGCTACAATTATGTATAAAAGTGGGCAAACGATTTATGATATTCAGCAAGTCTTGCATCATAGAAGTATAACGACAAGTCAAAGATACATAAATCAAGTTACTAGAGATGACAATAAGAGTGAAATTATTGTATCAAATTTATTGTTTGGTGGTGAATAGATGGTTGAATGGAAAAGTATAAAAGAATTTGATAATTTTGAAGTGTCTAATACAGGAATTGTAAGAAACAAAAACACAAAGAGAGAAAAAGGGCAAAGTGTTAATGAAAGAGGATATAAGAGAGTTACTTTTTACAAAAATAATAAAAATATAAATAAATATATTCATCGGTTAGTTGCTGAAGCCTTTATACCAAATCCTGAAAATAAACCTACAGTAAACCACGAAGATGGAAATAAAAATAATAATTGTGTAGATAATTTATCTTGGGCTACTTATAGTGAACAAATGCAACACGCACTTAAAGTTGGGTTAATTAAAATAGGTGAAGAAAGTCCTTGCTATAATAAAAAGATGAGCGATGAAGTTCGTAAAAAAATGAAAATATCAAGAAATAAAAATAAATCAATATATAATAAAAGAATAAATCAATATGATATGGAAGGCAATTTTATAAAAGAGTGGGAAAGTATAAATGATGCAATTAGATATTACAATAATAAGGCAATCGAATTTTGTTGTGTTGGCAAAAGAAATTCTGCTAGTGGATATAAATGGAAATTTGTAAAATAGTTTAGTTAGAAAGGAAATAATAATGGAAATTTGCGATAAAAGTATAACAATGAGAATAGAAACATCTTTGCTGAATGAATTTAAAGCCATATGTGGTAATAAATATCAAGCAAAGATAAAACAACTTATGAGAAAATACGTTGAAGAAATGAAACAAGAAGAAGCAAAAAGAGTTATGAAAGACAAATCTATAATGACAGACTTTTTGACAAAGTAGAAAAGAAACTAATATAATGTAAAAAAGCACAAAATTCATTATTCAATACTTTCTTTTCTTGTAACCAAAACATAAGTTTTAGTGCTTTCTTGTGTTTTTCTTTCTATATTTCAATTAGAACATAGAAATACAAACTAGAACATAGAAATACACATAGTTGATTTATTATTTAAAATATACTATATTATAATTGAAATGAGATGATATTATGTCAAGAACATCAGAAAACGCTTATGCTAGAAAATATTATAGAACACATAGTAGTTATAGAAAGAAAAAGATAGAAGATAGAAAAGAGTATGCTTCATCACATAAGAAAGAAGAAGCATCACAATCAAGAAAATACTATCACGAAAATCCTGATTATAAACGCTATAAAATAAGATACGCACAAGCATACCAAAGAACACATCGCACTAAAAAACGTAAATAATATAAAATAGAACAAACGTATGTAAAGTTTACAGTTCTTTCGTGTGTAAAGATGTTGTCTTTTTTTCACAAAAAAATCACTATGTAAATTTGCAATAAAAAAAACAAGTAGAAATACTTGTTTTTATTTTATCTGAAATAGACTAATTACATCTCCGTTTTTCATAGTGATTAAATATCTGTTTTCATCATATAAGTAAATATATTGTGTAATGTTTACTTCTAAATCAATTGTGGCTACTCTCTCTCCGTATCTTGTTATGTCTTTAATTAGTTTTCCATTTAACATAATCATCTCTCCTTTGATTGATTTAAGTATATCATAATATCTGAAATATCAATATAATTATTGTTAATCAATATGTATATTATATAAAACGTTTTAAAGCATATATTAGAAGATATTATATAATAGATATATAAATATATACTGGAGTATAAAACGGCTCTAAAAACACCATTAAAACATCTTATATATTAATATATTAATATATAATCATACAGAATATACCTTTTAAATCAATTTTAAAGCCTATTTTAGCATTGTAAATATTAAAGATATACATTTATACCATCTAATGTATAAATGCTCTTAAATGGCTTAAAAATAGCCAACTATATATAATATATATTATGTTAACTTCTATACATAAAAAAACAATAGAATATTTATAATTTAAATAAACACTCTATTGCTTTTACTACTCCGTATAATTTCCAGCCAAACCCTATTCCTTCTTGTTGTTCTTCTTCTACATCATTTTTATGTATCTTTTTAAACTCTCTTAATGCTTCATTATATATTTTATTAAAATCTGAATAGTTATTAATATTAATATTTAAATCTTCTATTGTGGCTTTTCTAAAGTTGCTACCTTGCATTAAATATAATTTATCATCTGTACTGTTTTTGCTCTCTTTAAAGCAATATTCAAAATATTGCATTAATTCTTCTGTTAAATCTTTATTTTTAATCTTATTTCTTGTTTTTAATCTCTTTTCATAATACTTTTTGCATTTATCTAATTGCTTTAAATATTCGCAATCAATCAAATACCATAATTTAAAATCATTATTTATAAAACAATTTACAAAATAATTAGTCTTTTGATTATAATTATTATCTATTATTTCTGTTATAATTCCATCTTTATCTTGTAATAATTCAAAATACTTATTATCTACAAAATCTGTACTCCAGTTTAAATCTTGTTCGCTGTTAAATTCTTTATCAAATTTTTTATATAATACTACATCAATCGAATAAATCAATTCTTTATCTTGTTGTTCCTTCTGAATAACATAATTCATCTCTTTTATATCTTGTTTCATTTATACATCTCCTATAGAAAAATAGCAATTAAATGATATTAATTGCTATTAACACGCCTAATTCAATAGTTATTACTACAATTTCTATTCCTAAAATAGCATATAATATATTATTCTTCATTATTCATCGCCTTTTTAATTTCTTTTGTTAATCTAACACGCATTTTACGCTCTATTTCTTGTTTACTTCTTGCATAATTTTCATTAGTGGCTCTTTTTGCTTTTATTCTATCATAATTTTTAATGTTCCTTTTATCTTTTTGTTGTAATAACTTTTCAATAATATTCCAGTAGGTATTCCATAAATTTTTTTCTTCATCACTTGAATTTCCTTCATCATACAACTTTTTATGTAATAATTCTTCTACTTGAATAAGAACATCTAATTCATCATTTTTTATAAACACCTTTAAATCTCTCCTTTTAATAATTGCTCGTATCTATAATCGGCTGTTCTTTGTAAATCTTTTATAACCCAATCTTCTAAAAAAACATTTTCATCATAAAAACCTACAATTACTTTTACATCGTGCCAAAATGTTTTTATATCATTTAATTTTAATATCTTTTCCTTCATACTATCTCTCCTTCAACTAACTATATTATACATCTACTTTTTCATTATCTACATATTTATCATTTTTCGATATATCAAATATAGTTTTAGTTTTACTCTTGCTGTATATCTTTAATTCCATATCAACTATGTTTGTTATATCTACATTATTCTTAACATCTATAGTTGATATTGTATCATCATCATATTGAATAAAATAAACGCCGTGTTTTAGTAAAAAATGTTCGTTTGTGATTGTATCATATACAATAATCGGCTTTATTAAATCTATTCTGTTTATATTATTTTTGTGATATTTCATCATCTTGTTGTTGCTCCTTTTTATATAAATATTCTTGTTTTATTTAAATAATCTTCAAATAATTTATGTTGTTTATCATCTATAAAACTAACAGTTAATTCTAAATAATTTTCATCTCCGTACTCACTATATTCATATTTAACTTTGCTGTTTAATATATCTTCTTCTTTAAAATAATAGTCTTCACATAAATAATTATTATCTAAATCTTTATAAAATCTAACATAACCTATATCATCATTTATAAAGATATATGTATTATTAAAACCTAAATCTAAAACATCTTTTAATGTTAAATCTTCATACTTTACTTTATTTATATAATCTTTTCTTAATTCATTAACTTTATACTCTAAATCATATAATAATTTATCTTTCATACTCCATCACTCCTATTAATCTAATACTAGCCAATCTAAACCAATCATAACATTTTCAAAAATTGTTATAACTTCATCATCTTCTACACCTTGCATACTTGATATAACATCTTTTAATTGTTGTACGCTGTCTTCATCATCTGAATTTTTAATATTATATTCTATGTTATCATTGATATATTTAACTATATCTTCTTTTCTACCTATTATTCTACTTTTAAACTTATCTTCAATTAAATTATATTGTGTCTTATCTTCATCTGTTAAATACATATTAAATCACCCTAATTAATTTACCTTCCTTAAATAACTCTTTAATTTCTTTTTCACTTAAACCATTTTGTCTAAAAAACTCTTTTTGATGTCTTGTAGTTGTTTGCGACCATTTACCTAAATAGTTATATACAATTTTATCTTCGCATTTATTAATCATAGCAACCAATGTTCCATATGAATATAAATTATATTGAATTGAATTTCTTGTTTTATATTCTATTTCTTCTACTTTTGCTTTTCCATAAAATGATTGTCTGCTATCATATCTACAATCTAAATCATACTCATTATTCATATTAATACTCTCCTTCTATTTCATCATCTGTTAACAATAATTCTTCGATATCATAGTCTTCAATATCGTATTCATTTAACATCTCAATTAACTTTGTAAAATTGATATTAATACTTTTTCTACTTGTATAATAATCTTTAACATTTAATACATCATCTTCTACAAACTCAAACCTTTTACTATCTTCTATAATATCTTGGAATAATTCTATTCTTTCTTCTGCACTCATAACTTTCACTCCTTCTTTTTTATTACAACTTAATTATACCATTAAATATTGTAAATCTATAAAATTGTCGATAAACGATAAATGTTATTTTTGCTTAATATCATATTGTGAAAACATATCTAATACATCATATAATCTGTTTAAAGTGGTATCATCAATATGTATTTTATCTGTATCTCTTAATATTACATATAATATATTTAATTCATCTAACATATCATCTATATAATTTTTTAATTCATCTTTAAATAACCAATTATAATGATTAATACTGTGTTTTAAATCTAATACTACCTTCATAAATACTCCTAATAATTGTTATAATCAAAATTAATTATAATGTTTGTTTCAAAATCATCTCTTAATTCTTCTAAATCTGCATAATCTCTAAAAGTAAATGTATTATATATTAAAGATAAAATATCTAAATCATTGTCTTTTATTTCTTCATATTTATCTCTACTATGTTCTCCACTTTCATCTGTTGTATATCTGTCTAATAAATCTCTAACATCTTCAATAATACTATCTATCATTATTAACACCTTCTTCTTCATCTCTAATTAAACCTTTATATTCTTTTTCTATTTCTTCTAACATCTCTTTTAAATATTCTATTGTTTCTTTATAAGATATATTATGTAAACTCTTATTTTCTTCTATATACATTAATATTCTGTTATATATATTATTATTCATATTATTCACTCCTATTCATCTAATATTTCTACATCTATATCATCTTCTTGTGCTAGTTTTACAACTTCTTCATCATCATAACCGGCATAGTATGTAATACCTTCATTATACTTTAGTATAAAGTTATCTATGTTAGATAATAAATCATCGTAATTATAGCCTTTAATTTCAACGTTAGTACCATCTAACATTGTTAAAATAAATCTTTTTTCTTCATTATTCATACTTAACACTCCTTTATCTGAAGAAGACTATTACAAGTCTTCTTCATCTCCTTCTTCATCTTCTTTAGTACAATCATATACAAAATCTCTAAATCTAATATGGCTATTTTGTAAATCAAAATAATCGTGTTCCCTAAATGGTTTATCATTTTGTGTAATGCTTAAAGCACACTCTAAACATATTAATCTAACATAATTAGTTGTTCCATAATTAGTTGTAGAACATATCTCTACTTCATTGCACCAATCACATCGACACCTTCTATCAAAATTAAGTATCTCTCCTTTAAATTCTTCTGTTTGATTATTCATAATCATCTCTCCTTTTCATACTTAAATTATATCATTGAATATTCAATTTCTATATAATTGCTGTTATTCGATAAATACCTTTAGAACATAGAATATATATAAATAGTTTAGAACATAGAACTATATTATATTAATTAGAACATAGAAAACTATTATATATATTTATATTACTTATATATTAATATGTAATATATTGTATGTATTGCTTATAATCTGTATCATCATCTCTTAATGTATATATAACATCTACTAATAGTTTAGTATCTCTATATACATATATATGATATACTGTTTCGCCTTGTATCTTTAATTCATCATCTGGAGTATTTATAACTCTATAACCTTCTTTACTTAATGCACTGGCTACTTTAGTTATATCTTTACTCCTTTTAAATCTAATCATTATACTTCTCGCTTCATCTAACATATACATCTCTCCTTCATCTGTCTTCATCATATCATTAAATCTTCTAAATCTACATTTTTATTGTTTTACGATATGCTGTGCTATTTATCTATATATAATATGCTATATGTTATATATGCTATAACTTATAGTGATATTTACTATATATTTACAAATAGTTTACAAGTGTAGATGTTGTGTATATTTACAATTAATATACATTTGATTGACATTTGTAAATGGAGTGTAAATAGTCAATTGATTAACACTTAATCAGATTTTACTTTACACTTGTAAACCATAATGTAAATTTACTATTGATTTACACTTTTAAGCCTTCTCCAGTTGTAAACATATAAATTGATATAGTCAACCTTTTTTAGTTGATATTTTAAAAGTCAATAGTTTTTTGTTAACTTCTGTTAAAATTAACAATATCAATATACCATCATATATTGAATATCTATATTTTTATTGAATAACGATATTATACCTTTAAAAAGCGTTTTTAGTGCCTTTTTAGCCGTTTTTGTTGTTTCAAGTATAATTGTATTAGATTATGTTATAAAGTGGCTTAAAAACGTTTTTATCGTTAATCGATATGTAATAAAAACCCTTATATATATAATAAAGAAAAGGAACACGCAAAAAATAAAAAAATTGATGTAAAATGCAACTTTTTTATAAAAAGGTATTGAAAAACCTTTTTTAATCTGTTATATTATAATTACACAAACAAGAAAAAAGCGTTTTAACTTGTATGTGTTAGAAGGAGTGTAAAAAATGAAAAACGCAAAAATTGAAAAGTTCTACTCTGTTTATAGAATAGTACTAAAAGAAAACGAAAAGGAGTTAACAGAAGCAAACATCAAGGATTTACAAAACATCGGTATATGTGATACGTTGCAACAAGTGGCCGATTTAATAAACTATAACAATAGTTATATATCAAGCCTAAAAAATAACGATAGATATATTATAATAGATAATAAATATATAATATATACAGATTATGAAGATTAATAAAAGGAGCGTAAAAGTATGAATATTGAAGAAATGAATAGAAGACTACAAAAAATTAAAAGAAAAAAAGAAATAAAAGAAGAAATAATTTTTACAATTATATTTATATTAATTATTATGGTGATAGGCTTTTTAATGTTAAAAGCCTTCACTATTACAGATAAAGACAAACAAGCATATAATACTTGTATGGAAACATACAACGATGTAAAAGTATGTAATAAAGAAATATATGGTATTTATCAATAAACGATAATTTTATAGATATTAAAAAAATAGTATTATAATGAAGGTACAAACAAAGAAAAGCCATAAAAGAAAAGTAAAGGAGTGATATTATTATGGTATATGATTATAACGAAGCAGTAAGGGAAGATATAAAAGAATATATCAAGGAGAATTATACACTAGAAGAAGCAAGAGAACTACAAGAAGACAACGGCGACTTATACGACAATTTATTTATTGAAGATAGCGTAACGGGTAACGCTAGCGGTTCTTATTATTGCAACGCTTGGAAGGCAGAAGAAGCAATCGCGCACAATATGGACTTATTAGCGGAAGCATTAAAAGAGTTTTGTTGCGAAGATGTAAGCGTATTAGAAAAAGGCGCTGAATGGTGCGATGTAACAATAAGATGCTACATCTTGAGCCAAGAACTAGACGAAGCAATCAACGAAGCAGTGGAAGAAATGGAAGAAGAAGCGGAAGGGGTGAGCGCTTAAAATGATAGGGTATAACGAAGGCGTAAACAATATAATTATAATTACAAACGAAGGCCAAAGAATAAAAAGAAAATTAGGCGTTAAAGGTATAAACAAAATAGGTGCTAATTATTGTTATTATGATACCGATTTATTATTACATATAATAGATATGAAACACGTTAAAATAATTAAATTATACAACGATAAAACAAACGTAATTAATATATAAAAGATGTATAAAAATACATCTTTTTTTATATCTATAAATACGAACTAATGTATTACATACAAATGTATTATATTATATAAAGAGAATAAAAGGCCTTTTTAGATACTTTTACATCATACATATACATTTATATATCACTTATTAAATAACATCTATATTATACTTAATAACTCCATATAACAGATATATCTATATACTAGTACTATTATACTACTACTATTATAATAACTACTATATACTATTATATATATAATATATAGACTTATAACACGTTTTAAACACCTTTTTTAAGCGTTTTTATATTGTATTGATATATTTATATCTATTCTATTATAAAAAGGCTTATTTTATACTTAAATACTCTTATATAGCATATACTACTATTATATTACTATATACAGCATATACTATAGTATATATATTATATATTATCTATTCTACTTTATTAATTATATATATTATTATATCGTTTTTGTTTGTTTGTTATTAACAGGGTATTATTAACAATTACTTAATAACAGAATATTAAAAAGACTTTATCAGATTATTTTATTTACATATACTATACATTTTTTTACTTGTGATATTGTAAGAATAATAAAAGTAAACATCATTTAACTTTACATTATCAACACCACCCCACACCCTAGCAGAAAATGAAAAACGTATCAGTTACCCCAAAATTTAATTTTAAATAAAAAAATTACCTCAATGTCAAAGTAAATACATTTGAAAAAAATAAAAATATATGATATATTGAAATTGCTATCGAATAGATAGTATGAGTTATTATTCACTATTCTCATTATCCGAGGAAGTAGTATGAAGGTACTACTTCCTTTTTGTGTATTGACAAGTATAAAAATAAGTGGTAGTATGTAATTAGATAAAGGAGATATATCACAAACCGACTAATAATAAAGTATTATTCATAAGAAAAATCCTTAATATATATCTTTTTTTCATAGATACACTATTCTTTTAAAATATAGGTATATCTCTTTATCTAACAACACTCCAGTATAAAGGTTACCGTAATAGGTAGCCTAGAGTAGATATATAAGACTTTAGAATTGTCAAAAGACTAGGTTAAAGCAATGTCTATTCTAGGGTGCTTATTAAGAGTTATATGCCTTAAATAGAGTATATAGCCTAAAAGTACCAATCCTATTCATAGGACAAATTCCGTTTTGGAATTTTACTGGGATATTCGTGCTATCTAGTAATAGGTAGCATCAAGTAATATATAAAAATCGTACCTGTAAGGGTTATTCATTGTAGATAGCATTAAAGGACAATGGTAGGGGAAAGAGATGCTGTGGGTTAGCGTAATTAACTAACCAAACCTTTATATTACTTGATGGTGCTTATCACGAAAGACCGGTATAGTTTACGAACTATACTTCCTATGGGGGATAAGTCCTGCATAGGCCAGAAAGCACTAGACCTATCTACCAAGTGTAGAAAAGGCATCTTATATAGTTATATATGACTATATATGCAATTAGTCTTTTACTTAATGTAAGAGATTTATAGAGGTTTTCTTAATTGTACCGTAACAATTAAGCATTTGAATAACCTTTCTGTCACGATAGGTGATATTTATAGGAAATTGCAATCCTTAACTTGCATACGAAACAAATGTGCTATCTAACGAGGTTAAACTTATTGGTAGCACCTAGTAGATATATTAAAATGAATTACTTAATAATCTGTGGATTATAAGTTCCCGAAGGACAAGTCCTAAAAGGTCAGTTATTATCATAACAGGTATATCTATTAGGTGGTGCTAATAAGCACTAATATATCTGATTTAATTATGTATTAGCAGATACTACACCTCCTTCGAGTTAATTCAAGTGAAATCGCTCCTTTAATTCTAAAATGTCAGTCATTTAGAAGTTTCTTGAATTAATCTTCATAAGAAAAAAGAGAACTATTTGTTCTCTTTTTTAGTTATTTTAAATATTTCCATTTAAATCCACCTGTAGTAATTCGTTCTTTATGAAGAACTTTACTTATATTACTAGTATAAATATTATTTTTTCTACTAGCATCAGATATACTTTCGTATATTTCTACTAGAGTATCATCTAGTAGATATTTTCCTATTTTTTTGCTTCTACTTTTAGTTTGTCTTTCGATAGCAGTGCCGTAATGAATATTATACCAATTATTACACCATTCAAGATTATCAACACAATTGTTTTGCTTATTTTCATCTTTATGATTTATCTCATTATAATTATGTGGATTAGGTATAAAGGCTTCTGCAATCCATTTATGAACGCCTTTGTAAACGCCTTTTTTATTTTTATAAAGTCTAATCCTATAATAACCATCTTTATCGATATAAGGAGTTAAAATTTTCTTATATCGATAAATACTTCTAATATTTCCTAGATTAGATGCCTGATACAACCCTTCGTAATTTGGTATATCTTTCCATATTTCCTTATTCATAAAATCATCTCCCTTATAAATGATTGAGGGTAGATAAGGGCTACCCTCAATATAATTATATCATATTTAGTGTATTTTATCTATAATTATTTCTATACGACTATTATCTCTATCAATTTCCATAGAGCAACCATTTAATGATGAAACTATATTATAATTATCATCTTCCAAAATTTTATATTTAACTAAAATATCTTGTATTGCTTCTAAATAATTAGCAATATCTCTTTTTCTAGCATCACATACATAGAATTTGCATTGTAAATTAATTGGGTAGTCTATTGGTTTATTTAAAACAGGCATATATTGTTTACATTCTTTTTCAAATTCAGTGTATCTTTTATTTTGTATAACCATTCTCTTACCTGTTTTTTTATTAAATACTATTTCCTGTGAATTTTTCTTTGAACGAGGATTTGTATTTATGATTATTTTTAGACTTTCTTCCATTCTTATCACCTAGATTAATTATATCTTGTTTGTTTTTTGTTGTCTAATATGTTATTTTTAAAAAAAGAAGGTGAAAATAATGAATTTTGATGAAAATAGTGAAGAAATTGAGTTAAAAATTACAGATTATAAGAAAAAACACTATAAAAGTGTCTTTGATAGGAATGGAAATGAGATAGACCACTTTATTGAAATTAATCCAGTTATATTAACTAATACTTTCTTTAAACCAGTGGTATCTTTTGATGAAAAACCTAATTATACGGCTAGTCAAATGGCACAAGCATATGAGTATTATCAAGAATTATTAACTAAAATTAATGATGAAATAGGGGCTTTTCCTTCTTCTTTGACTTTATTTTGTAGATTTATAGGTGTTACATTAAATGATTTTAAAGAAATGAAAAATAATGAGGAATTACACTATGTAATACAAAAAATTATCGATGATGTCGATGAAACTAACATTTCTATGGCTCAAACAGGTGTTACAAAGGAAAGAACCACTCTATTTAAGTTAAAAGCACAAAATGAAATGGTAGAAAAGGTACAACCAAAGGTCAATGTTAATATTAAAGCAAGTATAGATGATAATCGTATTAAAGGTAATATATTAGAATATAAGGAATTTCTTAATAAAAGGGGTTAATTTATGAATTATAAGGAATATATAGACCAATATTTAACTATATTTGAAAATAATTTACAAAAAAATACGCCTAAAGATAAAAGAATACCTTTAAATAAGATTTTAGAGATGGTTTCAGACTTAAATACAATGTTTGAAGCCTATTTTAAGGAAGAACCTGTAAAAGCCTCTGAAATGGCTTTAAAAAGGTATATTCCTTTACTAGATTTAATGCTTAAATTAGATAAAAATAATGCAGAAGAATATGAAAAATACTTGCATACGGCTTATAAAATAGCATCAAGAACAAGTTTGGAACATTATTTTATATATCGTGAATGGGGTGAAAGAAAAGAAGATAAGTTCTTTGCTCCTAGATTTGATATAATGCGTGGTTATGTACATTATTTACAAGAAATAGTCACTAATCCTAATTTTAAGATGCTTATTGTAATGATGCCTTCTGGTTATGGTAAAACTTATCCAGAAAAAATTAGTGAAGCGTGGGCTTTCGGTATAGACCCTACAGGAACAGTATTAGCCTTATGTTCTAATGAAGATGTTGTAAAAGGTGGTTCTAGTACCGTTAGAAATGAAATGAAAACTGAATGGTTTGGCGAAGTTTTCCCAAATATGAAGTATTCTAGTGAAGATAAAGACTATTTTGTTAAGGAAACAGATGGAAACTGGAAATTAAGAGATTGTAAACTAGGTAGTAGTTATATAGCATCTACAGTTAAATCTAACGTTGTAGGTGTAAGAGCAAGTCAAAGAATACATATAGATGACTTATATCCTTCTTATATAGAAGCAATGTCACAAAAAACTAATGAAGAATACTATAATAAGTTTACTACTGTATGGAGAAAACGTTTCGTACAAAATAAGACACCTAAAGTCGTTGTAAGTGGTACTTTATGGGCTAGTGGTGATTTTATCAGTTTGTTAGTAACAGAAGTTACATCTCAATATAAGTTCAAGCCACACGATAAGTATAAATATACATATATTAATGAAGATGAAAGTATAGCAATATGTAGAGTTCCTGCTTTAGACTATCAAACAGGAAGAAGTACTTGTCCTGAATTAAGAACAACCCTTGAAATTGAGGAAGAAAAGCGTAAAATACCAGATTATTTGTTCCAAACTAACTTCCAACAAAAGCCTGTTGACCCTGAAAGTATGATGTTTTCTTGGGGTAGATTACAAACATATGAAAAATTGCCTAAAATTACTTATGAAGG